ATGTCTTCCACCATTGAAAACCTCTCCCTTATCATCGCCAAAGTCCCAGTCAAAAATAGATTTGGCCGGGACTTTGGATATGACTCTGAATGAAACTTCCAGACCTGACGTAACGTACAAAAAGTCCAGATTGTTATTCATATTAGTCTGTCTTATGTAATTTTCATATATTACCCTTTAGAAGAGGATTCGAATTCTTCCAGCAAAGCCTGAATAAGTGTTTCTACTGTATCATCTTTCTCGGCAACGATTTCATGAAGACCTGCTACCAGTTTCAGTTCTTCCAGGGAATAGCCCTTTGCAAGTTTTTCAAGAGTCATGCCTTTCTTGAACTGAGCATTCAGTCTCTTATCCAACTTTTCGATGTCGGCCTCTGAATACTTTTCGATTTCTGATTTATCAGCAATGATAATCAGATGGCCAGAGGCAATTGCCTTCTGAATCTTTGGTGCACGGAATTGACGACGAGAGAGTTCCTTGTCTTCTCCTCTACAAACGGTAATACCAGTTGATTGGTCATGAAAACTGTAAGCTCTTGGTCCCACAGTTACTGTATATTTATCTTTAGCCATATTTCCTAAAATTTAAAAATGATTAAAGAGAGGATAGGTCTTTTTAGTTACCTACCCTCTCAGGGAATTTATATAGATGAAACCGGACGTCCCTTATTATTCTAGGTTAACCATCAAATATGGGTCTACGTTCATGAACTCGGGGAAACCGGATTCTGAGAACTTCTTGTCAGCAGCCAGCAACAGAGTTGCATCCTGGTACATCTTAGAGAAGCCAGTAGTCAAGCTTGCATAGATTGCCTGAGTCTGGTTAGAAACGATTCTTTCAGATTCAAGCATCAACTGACGAGCAGTAAGCTTAATCAAGGCAGCAGATGTATCAATCAACAGCAACTGTTGGTCGGGTGTACCCGGGTGAATGTAGAAGTCAGCATTCTTGGGAACAGGAGACTTAACATTCAGGGTAGCTTCTGTAGTACCAGAGTGACGATCCTTGAATTCCGGCAAGTTCAGCATTTCGATTGCCTGGTCTTCACCACCAATCATAGTTTGGAAGTTACGTCCCATACGAGCAGCACGTACCCAAATATGCAGAAGGTCTTTGTAAGTGATACCGTTAGTTGTTTCGTATACACCGATTACCGGGGCAGACTCAGAGCCATCAGGGTTGTTACCATTGATAGCAACGTCCATAGCCAAAGTATCCAGAGCATAACCCAACTGAACACCAAAATCACGAAGGTAGATTCCCAAGACATCGAGTGAAACATAGTTACGAACTTCATCAGTAAGTTTGAAACCTTTTCCGATTTTGAAGAGGCTAACTGATTTCTGTCCGAAGCTAACATCACCCAATGGGATAGTTTCTGCCTCATTAACCTTTGCAGGGGCAGCATCCGACATGTTAACCATCGGCATGATTGCTTGCAAACCATTGATGGGTTGATCAGATGCAATGATGTTCGGATAGAACGGAGCCTGGCGCATACCCAATGTGATAGCAGCACGGATGATTTCCGGAACAATCCAACGAACATTCTGTTGAGGCATTGTAAAGATGTTCTGCATCGTGTCCACTTTTGGATTGATGCCCATCTTTTCAAAAAGTTCATCTTCTGAAATACCCCATTTACCGGTAACCAATTCTCCAAAAGTTACCTCTACAGGCTTCTTGTCCTGTGAACCGGAACGAACAGCTTCCAAGCTTCTTACCATTTCCGGCAGCTCATTCATAAAATCCTGAGCCTTCAACTTTGTAATATCTATTTTATTTTCCATAATTTCTTTTCTCTTATTTGATGAGTACTTGAATTACCTCATTTGCCTCTTCTGCTGGATTAAGGGCAATGAACTGGGTTGAAGTTGCTTGGTTAGCTTTTACGAATCTATCGTTAAGCAATTCTCCATCGGGAGTTACATAGCCAGCTTCGATATTTCCGTTTGATACCCAGTTACAAATCATGTAACCTTCCATAGCTACTGTTACCTCTACCGGGAAATTTCTTTGAGGTTGATAAGCAGGGTTAACGTTATCCGTTACTGCTACACCCAAATAAACTTGAGTAGCTGTATCAGTGCAAGGGTAAATCAAACCTTCTTCATTCAAAGCCACTGGCATACCCTGTACGATTTTCTCTCCAGCTTTAACATTGAAAGCCTGGTGCAATTTGTGTGACTCACTTTTGTAAATCACCGCTCTCGGGGTTCTTTCCCCAAAGAGAGTAAGTTGCTGAGGGTCGTTTACGATTTTAGTTTTTTCCATAACGCGGATTATTTATATTAGTTATTTGATTTTGTTTCGATACAAGTTATCGATTACATTCTTAGTACTCGGAGATTCTGAATTCCGTTGGGTATCAGTACCCTGGGTTCCAGTTTTACCCTCGGTATCATCCTCAGCAATTGAGGAAGCACGGTTGACGTCCTTAGAACCACATTTTGAGCAAGTGAGAGGGAACTTCTCTTCCAAGCGAGCTTGGTAATCCTTGGTCAAGGAAATAAGAGTAGTAATACCAGTAGTCTCGGCATTGAGCATCGTAACGATTGTCTCATCTACCTTATCACCCATTAACTTCTTGTAGGTTTCTACGGCATTTTCACGGAGAGAAGCAATGTGATTCTTTCCTACAGTTGCCATTTCCTTCAAGTTAGCTACTTCGGCATTCAAGTTGGTAATCTGTTCCGTAAGAGAAGTTTTCTCTGTAGTAAGATTATCTACCGAAGTTTGCAATTCGTTTCTGGATGATACCAAAGTCTGAATGCAGGCAATTACATTTTCCTGATTCATCTCTTTACCTTCTTCCAGGGTAAGCATATTATCCCCGAAAAGGCTTTCAAGAAATTTTAGTAATTCTTCGTTCATGTTATTTTTATTTGAATGATTATCATTGGCATCATTATCATTAAAAGAACCCTGAGTATCGTTCTTTTCTTGATATGATGTTAAATCTGATTTATAATCAGTAAAGAAGTATTGCTTCGATTTATCATCTCTGTATTCTTCATAAGATGCCCAAGTTCTTTTGGCAAAGGTTGGGTTAATGATTTTACCATCCGAACCAATTTTCTGGGCAAATGAATCAGCACCATGTGAAACTAGTGAGGTCTCAAGGTAACGAACAATTTCAGTAACAATTCTACGTACCATAACTCCCTTAGAGTCATAAGTACCCAGTTTCTGATAAAATTCGTTATCTTCCATTTGGGGATGGGATTTATCCCACTTAAATTGTACAGTAACCGAATTACTATGAATTGAGGGTGGCTCCATAAGAATTCCTCGAGCAATTCTTGGATTTGCCTTACCATCAATCTTCAGAATACCGTTGATACCTGCTGGTATAGTAAAGCTACCGTCTTTATAAGATTCCTGCCACATTACTTGTGATACAGCTCCAATAGCATTACCGATGTTTGTTTCATGGTCACAGTTTACTGTTTGACCAAGCAGCATCTTCATAGAAGCCTTTAGTACTCCATTTTGACCGAAGTCTGTAGGATTCCAATTTTTCGATACGATTGTTTCCGAAAGTAATCGGAACATAGGTTCGATAAACTCTTCGTCCTTAGGAGTTAGTTCCGATTTGTCTAGGTTGGGATAGTAAGTATTATAATCTATATCCCCTCCCCAAAACCCAAATTGAGCAATGGAATCCGGTGTAGGATTTTTCCATTTATAATAATTCTCTGAGAAAGCCTTGGCTCCCACTGCTTCTGGGATATACCCAGCCATAATGGTATGGCCTTGACCTATCACCATAGAATCAAGATGCTCTTTGTTTTTCTTTGTAAATTTACTCATCTTGCTTTAGTATTTTGGTCTCCTCGAGAAGGAGCCGGGTTATTCTTATCTCTTGACCTACGAGCAGATTGGTTTTTATCATCTTGCCTTTGTTTCTTCTTAGTTCCTTCTTGGGGGTCTATATTACCTCCCTTAGCAAATTGGTCCTCAAGTGAAACTCTTGGTTCTTTCTCATCAGGAGAATCATAACCCATTGCCCAAGCATATTGCTCTTGACTAATGATACCAGCCTTATACAATAAGTCAAGGTTCTGTATCTTATACTGAAGACCTTGTTGGATTTTAACTTCATCAGAAACTGTAGAAGTTCCCCAATCAATCTTCATCCCCTTATTATTAAAGCCTGCCAGACGCAGTTCTAGAGAATAAAGTCGGTCTAATACATAAGCTACAAGCATTTGGATATTTTTTAACTGGCTAATCATCTTAGACAGCATTATACCAGTTGCACCTTCACCAGTAGTAGATGATACCCCAATGATAGAGCCATTAACTCCCAACCCATTTGCTACAGATTGTTGGTTCATATTCCAAGGCTTCTCGATATTACCGAGTTCCTTAGTAGTAGAGTTAAGTTTGAATTCATGGTCATCTATGTAACCAGCAACTACTCCATCCTTCATACCCTCTTTAACATTACGTTTAAGGATATTAAGTTCATGGTATAATCGGGATTCATAAGCTTTTATACTCTCATTTGGTCTTTGTGGAGATTTCTGCATCTTAGCTTCTAAGAAACCAACCATACCACAAATCTCCATGATATGTTTGAAGTTAATCTTCATATCATTTTGTCCTTTGAGAGAATCCAATGCAGGCATAAATGGAGGAACTCCATAAGGTTCATCGGTATCATTGAACATACCAACATAGAAATAGGTTTCTGGGTTAAGCTTAATGTAATCTTGTTGCTTAACAAAGAAATTTATATTCTTTTGGTAAGGAGCATACACCCCATTTAATTCACGTTTAAACTTGATATGCTCTGGCTTAAGGAATAATACAGTAGCCAAACCATCAAGCTTGTCATTTGGTACGCCTTCTACAGATATTGCCCCACTTACAAGAAGTTGAACAATCATTTTATTAACTAAACCATCTATACCAGCAGTATATCTGGTCCATCCCTTGGTGGCTTTCTTAAGATGTTCTCTCATCTTTGAAGCCTCTTCATCTGTATTATTAGGGAAAGTTACTGTATGACTGGTGTTAGCTAACTTAAACATATCTTGCAATGCAATGCCCATATCAGGATTTACCTTATATAAATCCCGAATTAAAGGTATCACATCAACACGAAAAGAGGGTTCAACTAATTTAGTCAACCCTTGTAATGATGTAATTAAGTTATCGCTATCATCGTCAACTGAAACCCTACCAGGCGAAATCGATGTGGCAGGCTTTTCCTCTTTATTAGAGGATGTACCATTCTTGGGAGGGTCCTTCTTACGTCCCCAACCCCAACTAAAATTGAAGTACTTTTTCATCTTGGTTGTACGATTACGTTAGTTTTTCCTTTCCTTATGTGATTACATATTGCTTTTCCAAAGATATCATCATCGGCATATACGTCTCCTTCAAGGTCTACATCTACAGCTGAATTGTTAGCCCTATGTTTACCCATTGCAACAGGTCTACCTAAACCATCATAAATGAAGGTATAAGCTTCTTGTACAAAGAATGGGTCCTTAATGATTACGTGATCTAATCGAATATCTTCTTCCAAGTTTTCTATTATCACTGAACGATTCTTTTGGGTGGTTAACCAACCAGGGGATTTATCCATTTCAGGTCTACTTTTACCTTTTTTCTTTAGCATCTTCTGGTAGTAGTAAAGGTTAGGGTAGCCTTCGTCTTGAAGCTTAGAAGTTACTGATAAACCAACGTCATTGGATTCTGGAGCTATTACTGCCCAGTTAAACAACTTCCCAGTATCACCAAGTAACTTAGCATAAGCTCCCACTGCCATTCTTCCCTTATATACTACTTGTTCTTCTCCTAGCTTATCCATACAAGTAAATGAAGAGTAGTCAGAAGCTCTACCAGTTGAAACGTCTGCACCAATGAAATATTCTTTATCTGATTCGGGTTCACAGAATTGTCGGTATTGACCATTAAATCTCTTCTTAATAACTGGGTAATCACTAAGGCAGTCTTCGATAGCTTTAATATCGGCTAAGTCGAAGACTGTATTACCAGATGATAAGAAGTCACCATCAATTTCTTGTGCAGTTCGTTTTGCTCCCAAAGCAGAAGACATTTGGTTATACCAATTGATATCTCGTTCTGGGTGCATTTGCCAGTATAATCGAATTGGGTTAAAAGGATTACCTCCTGCAATGGCATCTACCCAAGTTGAGTGATAGAAATTACCAACTCCATAGGGAGTGGAATTGACGATGGCAGCTCCACCAGTGGAAAGAGTAGGGAATGCAGCAGCCCAAATTTGAGCAGCCCATCTTACTACTGCTGCCTCGTCAATTACCAGAAGAGAAAGGGATTCCGAACGACCGGCTTCGGATGATGTCGGAATTGATTCAATAAATGACCCATTATCAAATTCTATCATGGAAGCAGAACCGTATTCTCCAGCTCTACCATTGATTATGGGAGTTTGAAGGTACCATGGAAGATTCTTGTACATGAACTTAATCTTCTTAAGCACCTTCTTAGCAGTTGTGTCTTTGATAGAGATAATGTTTATCTTTTTGTTGGGATGGTACATCGCCAACCAAAGACAGTACATTGAAATAAGTTCTGTAATTCCTGCCTGACGGAACTTGAGAATGATATTGAATCGTTGGGCAATGAAATTGTAGAGAACTGATTTCTGAAATGGGTATAAATCAAATCTTACCTTTCCTCTTACTGGATGTATCACATAGCAAAAAAGGCTAAAAAAGAAAACATCACTAGAAACTCGGGATAAGTTTGATAGCTCTTCTCGAGTTAAAGTAGTTCTAGTTTCTGAGATAGTCTTTGCCATATCTAAAAGTTATACGTTATTTGAAATTCTATGTCAGTACCTATCCCAGATTTTATCTTCGGATAGTAAAAGGTATTGACTCCGAATTTGTAATTAAATCTCTTAGTCTTGATTGAAAGACCAGCTCCCATATCGAATAGATTATTGAAAGGTCTGTATTTGCCATAGACGTATGGACTAAGTGATAACCTTGCAACTTTCTTTCGAGTTAATTGACCTTCATACCAGTTGTAGTTGTACTTATCTAAGTCGATTGGGAATAGTCTAGTTGAATAAGTGTTAGTCTCCTTATTGAACAGACTTAAGTTCAACTTATCTTTCTTCAAAACAATTTGAACCAGGGAATCTTGGTTACTGATAACTGGCTGCCTTAGTATGGAATCAGGAAAGAGAGTTGGCTGCTTATTATCATGAACTAAAATTTTACCTGGTTCAATTTTTTCTGAGTACTTCTTCTCTGGTTTGAAGGGTTTCTCTGTGTATACTGTATCTGGGATTTCATTGACCGCTAGTTCCAGGGAATCAACCTCTCGAGAAAGTTTGTAATTCCTGAAGCAAAGGTAAATAGTAAATCCTAGAAGTACAATGAACAAGGCCCTCTTTAAATTCTTCATGTTCAAAAATTTTAGGAAGTTCGCACGCTAATGATACTATCTATTCGGTAATCGCTAAGCGATTACCTTTATCGAACGAAGTGAGATAATATCCAAATATACTACTTACGATATGATATATGAATAGCTATATATACGCAGATAAATATATAGATATATATACGTAGTATATTATATATCTATATATTTCAAGGTACCCCAGAAACTTATATATAAGACTTTATATATAAAGCTGAAACTCATGGTTTCTTGGTATTTGCCTTTTTGAGGCATTCCTTAAACCAATAACCTATTTCACCTACTGCCCCTTTGGCAATTGTATATCTTGCCTTGTTAAGCCAGTAATGGTAATCCTTAAAATCACCTTCGAAGGTATCACCATTCTTGTGAAGGTAAATTTCGAATTTATCAGGGAATCCCATAATTGCCTTGAAGTCTTCGATTCCCAAGGGGTATCCATCGGGTCTGAATTGCCTATCTGCAGGTCTGAGAGTTAATGGTGGTTTATCATACTCCAATCGATATACTCCTGGGAGAGTACTCATCTTTGCAGTTTTGATAGGCCACTTCTTTTCATCTTTAAAATCTCTAACCCAGAGTCTATGTATCTTTGCTACTGTAAGATTCTTCTTTTCAGGAAGCTTCCGATAGTCATACATTGCCAGAGTTTTACTCATGAATGGAATCTGGTTAGTATTATTTTCCTGAGAGAATGTGAGTGGTTTAAGTAGATTTCTAGTAGTTGTTGGAGTTTTTACTTGGAATACTTCATCAAAAGCATTCAAGTATTTCTTACCGGTCTTTTTATGTACTCCAATGATGAGTAAACGCTTCCTTGACTCCTGAGAGTTTCCATAGTCTAAAACAGACCTTTCGTGAAAAATAAGTTTATAGTCTTCAAAGGTTTTTTGAAGATATTCTTTTGGGAGCAAAGATAGCAAACGAGGTAAGTTTTCAATAAGAAATATCTTAGGTTTATAATGTAAGATTGATTGAATTACTAGATTCAGGGATTTATTCTCTTGGGGATTGCCCAATTCTTTTACTTTTGAAAGCCTCATAATAGAAGATGCTCCACAGTCTGGACTTGAAAGTATAATGTCTGGCTTACAATCTGGGAGGGTTTCATCTTTATAATAGGGTATACCACCAAAGTTCAATTTCCACTGCTCTAAGCCTTTAGTATAAAATACTCCTCGAGTTTCTATATTAGCTATCAAATTCTTTCTAAAAGGGAACAAAAGGATGCCTGCACCAGCAGACACCCCTAATACTTTTAATTTTTTCATTTCTTGTAGCTTCTCAATTTAATGTACTTAATCCAAGCAAATGGCTTACGGTCTTCCAAATAACTCAGATTCTTATCATTGTTGTGAGCTTCTTCTTCGAAACTTACATCATGATACCTTTCATTCTGTTTATCCCACTTGGCAAAGCACCTGATGATTATGTATTCGATAATATACCAGAGATAGAAGAATCCAAAAACCAGGGCCACTACCCACCAGAAGGATATATCAAAGGATAACCAGAGTATGATACCGAGTATCAAACCCGCTATACTACACTCAATCTGCTGTATCTGATGAATACACTCATGATTGATATCATCAGGTTTACACTCTTCTATTTTGTGTTTGAAGAACGAGTTATACACCAGAGTAATTGCTTTGTAACTGGGGAAAAGGAATACCTTTGCTACCCAGCTGTTAAAGTGACATCTTTTCATAATTTATCTTTGAAGTTTTCGTAAGCATTTCTTAGTTTTTGGTCGTAGGCATTCTGGGCATATCCAGGACCATTGTATTTTCTGGCAAAGCCAGCCCAGTCCTTTTCTTTGAGATTACTCAAACAACCAGAGTTTTTCATGAAATAATACATGAGTTCTAGTTGATTTGCATGAGATTCCGACACTTTGTGAACAAATTCGAAGACATCTTTACACCCACAGAGGTTGTGATTGAAACCCATAATCTGGAACATACCCCAACTTGCAGACTTCAATGCACATTCTTCGTCAATTTCTTTGGCTAATTCGAGTCTTTTGTACTCGTGTACACCTCCCAAGTACTTCGATTTATCCCATTTAGGGAAGAAAATCGTAGAATATCTCTTACAAAGGTAAGCTAAATCTCTGTCAGGGAATTTCTTATGTACTTCTTTGTACATAATGTGACCCTCAAAGAGAATTTGAGGCCTACCATCAGCTAAAAACCCATCTCTACCTGCTGCTTCTACCAATTGAACAGCCTTCAATAGAGCAGGTTCTAGACCTAAGCGAATAGCAAGGTCTTTAATCATTTCATTTGTTAGTTTATCCATAACTTATCAGTTTTAATGGTTCAATTTTAGTAACAAAAGTATTGCTTATAACCCATTTTTAGGATGTTTCGAGGTTCTATTATCATATATAACTTATAAAATAATGCAATATGGGCAAGAAAAATGAATGCCAGATATGTGGCAAACCAATTAATTTAGAGGAATTCGATGAAACTAGAGAGATTCCCCAACTTATGGCAAGAAAACAAGTTTGTTTTAAATGTGCTTTTTGGTTTAATCGATTAGCTTATGATAAAGAACTTGAAAAAGAGAAGAAAATTGCCGTAATTACTCCCGATTATTCCCATTGGATAACTAGAATACCGGGAAGTATTCTAATGGTTCCTTCTGCTTTTGGTAGTATTTACCAAACTAAACTCCAACCAGTCAACACTCTTGGAGTTATTGATGAAGACCAAGAGAAACTTTTCATCATCCGTTATAATAACATCACTCATCAAGGCACTATACCAGAACATCTAAGAGATGCTTTTAAAGTAAACGGAATATTTCTATCTCCACAGGAATACAAAATGCTAGAGGATTACCGGGGTAATGCCTATGAATTTATTAAAAATAAAATAGATAATGCAATAAACAAAGAATAATTTCGTATATTTGCATAAAGAAAATTTCTAAATAAAATAGATATGAAAAAAGAAAAGAAAGAAATCAAAAAGCTCAAAGAAGGTGATGAAGTTATCTTCGTATTATCAGGAAGACCCATCACAGAGAAAGTAACAGTAGAATCTATTGATAAGAAAGGTGGATTTGCAATGCTTAGTAACCGGGTAAAAGTTGCAAGAACTCTCGGTCCAGATAATACATATCCAAGATTGGATGGGCAAAAGGGGGAAGTTCTTCCTATTACGGAAGAGAATGAAAGAATATTCCTTGCATACAAGGCTTATTTCTCGATTAAGAGAAATATAGAATTCCTTGACAAGGAAATAAATAATATGAAAGATACGGATGCTTTAAATATGATGATTGAATTTGATAAGAAACTTACCAAGATTATTAACAAATACTTCAGAGAACAATGATTACGGTATTAGCTATAATTTACTTGGTATGTTTGCCATTCACGGTATTCTTTGTAAAGGTTTGCTTAGATTATTTACCGTACACTCATAGGATTCATTCCCTGATATTATTCATATCGGTATGGATAGTATTACCTCTATTTCCGATTTACCTATTAACCAAGTACCTAAAACATAAGTTGCTATGAGATTCTTTTTTGATAGACACGGTGATTATGCTGGGACATCAATGCAAGGGTGGGAGATAATTCTCCTACTCTTATTCCCAGTTACTTTAATAATCTTCCTCGTATTCTTACCTTTCTATGTATTTCATAAATACAGTTCTAGAGAAGAGGATAAAAAATACGAGGAAGAACATCCAGAAATACTAAAAGTAGATTCTTATATTACCTGCTGGTATCCCTGGCATAGATATTCTGTTGCATATACACTGGCTCTTATATTCTGGGTAATTGCTTTTATAATTGGGATATTATCTTAATACCCGTATTAACCCAATAAAAATTCAAATCTAATGGATATTTTTTAGTGGGGTTAAACCTACTGGAGAGTATAGGAGTATCATTGCTAGCAGAGGGAGTTGAAACTTTTGTAAGAGTATAGGAACCCAATCCAGTTGTTTTTGTTGTAAAGTATGAATTACTTGGTAAATCGTAGTTAGGACTAAAAGCATTACCATTCTTATCGAGGCAGGACCAAGACAACATGTCGAAATTTCCCGGGTACAGGTTAGCAATATAGACATTAATAGCATATCTATTTTGATTTACTATCCAATTCTTATTATCTCTGTTACCATCAGCCATAGATCCACCTTCGCCACTAATATTGGTAGTAACCCCAAAAAAAGCACTCGTGTCTACTCCATAGATGGTTATAGGATTAAAACGTATTTCCCAATATTCTTTTTCTTCGGGAGTAGTAAGGTGTAGATTTATTTTATTACCAGATTCATTTTGTGTAAGTATACAAAGCCCAGAAGTACCGTCATCTTGTGCAGTAATCTGAATACTATTGTTACTTTTGTCTTCCTCCAGAACATAGTCCGGGGTATTGATGCTAGCAGAATAACCAACTTCAATAACCCCGGACAATTTGCCATTTACATACTTACTCTTTTGAGATTGTATTGTCCATCTCTCAGAGCTTCCCTTTCTTATTTCTGCATATACATCTTTGGTGGATCTCCCCCCCCCTAATTTAAGAACTTTATTTTCCATAATGTATAATGTTTTTAGATTGATACTGTTCCTCCTGCACTTGGTACTATAAATGACCCCTTTGATATCCAGGTAGCACCTGATTTAGTATATACAGCTACTTTATCTCCAGTAGTACATTCTATTCGAGAACCAGGTTCTGAGTCATTGGCATAGAATGGAATCTTCATAGTAGTAGTACCAGTTGCTGAGAGACCCTGTATATACATCTGATCTGAAGATGATGTATTCTGTGGCCTAGCTCCCCTGCCAAAGAGATAGTAGCCTGTACCTGTGGGCAATCCAGAGAGAGTGAATGTTGAAGCCCCTTGTGGCTTCTGAGTTACTGGTATACTAAGTTTAGCATCCCCACAGGTTAAGAAGATATGCCCTAAACGGTTAGCTCCAGTTTGATTACTCGATAAAGCGGTCAGGGATAACATGTAATGGTTCTCAGGAGTACCCACTGGGGCAACGGATACTGAGCACCAATCGGGAGCATTACCCACATGGGGAGTTTCTGGCTTTTTAGACCCATCACTACCCTTTAAATAGGCCATCACAATGATTTGAGCAGTATTATATTTATCACTACCTAAAGGCAATGTGTTTGAAACCATTTTTATGTATCCACTATAGGTTACACCAGCCTCTTGAGTTACTGTGAGATTGATTTTGTTATTAGACCCATTTTGGGTAAATGTCAGAGTAGTAGACCTTGAGGACCCAGTATTTTTTGAATAGTTAATTTTTACATCTAAGTAACCATCTCCAACGGTAACTCCTCCCCAAGTAGCCCAACTTACGGAGGCTGAGCCCAAAGTACAAGAGGGTGTAGAGGTTGAAACTACTTTGCCATTTACCAGTTTCCTTTTGAGGGAAGTGATACGGTAGGTTATAGTACCACCCTCTGAAGATACAGTATCTGTACCTGTATCTGTAATTGCACGTGCTAGTTTGAATAATGTTTCTTCCATATCTTTATAAGTTTTTGGTTTATAGAAAGAACTTTGATATTGTAATTTACCAGAGGGATAATCCGAAGTCTATGATATTATATAATCAATATAAAGAATTATGAGAAAGTATCAGTATCAGATTTACTACCATACAAGCAGAGGAAGGTACTTCATTAAGATTAGGTATTCCTTCCTGGGATTGGTGTTTTGGCTTACACTTAGAGATAAGTATTCGAGTAATATAGAAACCTTCCTTGATAAGGATAAGGCAATTGAAAGGGCAGAAGATTATTTAAGATATTTATACCTAAAGAGAAAAAATAGTAGGGTGTTAAAGGTTACTGGGAGAATAGATATTACCAGTAGGTTAAAATCAGTGAGGGAGGATTATTAAGATGGTGAAGGTTGAAACAATTAGGGATGATAATGAAAAGAGGATTCTTAAATGCCAAGAGGATAATCGGATTTGGTATCAGATATGGATTACCCAATTGGATATGAATTGTATAGAAAGGTACTTTGATGGGTATGGTGAAGTTAAGAGATGGTGGTTAAGGAATCTTCAACAGTATTATGTTTTCTTTTATGAGAAGAAAGGTGGTAAGGTTCGAGGAGTTCTTGGGAAAGATAGGACTAAGGATTTAATTCGTGCTATACTTTAATTAGTTGCCAGAGACCTAACATCCCTGGCTTCTTTGTGTGTTATGTGAGCATGTATGTGGTTGTGGGATATCTAGGTATGCCCTTAATACGAGGAGTGATTTTTGTGTGGTACTAAAAATGTGTATTTGCCTTCAAGGTACCCCTTAATGTGAGGGCTTCGAAAGTTGTGGTACTAAAAGGGGAGTACGGTTACGTTAAATTTAACATTTGAAAATAAAAAGTAAGGGATAAACATTTTTATTTATCCCTTTGCTTTCTTTTAGTCCTCAAAAGTTTCGTTATCGTCTTTTAAAATTTCTTTTATATCTTTATAGCATTGAATAACTAAATAAGCTATAATTACAAACAATGCTATATTAATAATTAAATATTGTGTAAATACTGCCATATCTTTATAAATGATTTATTTTAAGTTAGTAGGGGAAATATTTCCCCTACTTTAATTTTGTTTTACTTCAAAGATTTTTTTACAATCTCAAGCCCTTTTATTAATATCTCTTTCTTTTCTTCTTTTGTGTTTTCGCTTGCAATTGAAGAAAAAGAAAAATCATTTATAACATAGACTTGTTTATAAAAGTCTATAAAGCCCTCAATTAGTTTTTTATCTGCATTCGTTGCAATAGTTGAAAGAAAATTGAAAGTAACATTTCTGAACTTTTTTCGCAAAGATTTGATTTGCTTTTCGTTTGCTCCTAAAAACAATTCTTTTTTATAAATTTCTGTTTTTGTTCCTAAAGCTGTTTTAAAAAGTCCTTGATTTTTTTCTTTCACAGACTTTAAAACGTCTAAAGCAATTAAACTATTTGCTTTGCTGTTTGCTACTGCTTTTTCTACATTCACTTTGTTAATTTGATTTTTCATAATTAAATTGCTTGAAAGTTTTATTATTTATTATTTATTATTTTTATTACCTTTTCAAATAGACTTTCAAGACTTTTTAAACTATCTTAATAAGGTATTATTTATTTCGTTTCTGTATTGCAAATATAAGAACTATTTTTTAATCTACAAAATTTTTAGAAAATTATTTTCTTAAAAAGTTTTAAATAAAATCTTTCAAATATCTTTTTGTTTTTCTCACATTGCAAAGATACAAACTTTATTTTAATCTACAAACATTTTCAAGAAAATTTTTTGAGAAAATGAATATTTTTATTTTCAAAATTATTTTTGTGAAAAATCTATAAATTCAAAAATTTATTGCACCCTAAAAAGGACTTAATTTTTGCACTTAATTTTGGGGTTCACAAGGAGAATCTTCGCACGCCTTGTAGTGGGCATATATGATATGTATAAGGATATTCCTATATGGCCTATGCCTGTCCTCTAGGAAGTGTGTTATATACCTGTATATTGATAAGGCTATTAATGGACTAAGGTGATAAAGAATTAAGGCCCTTGGGATATATCTCTCTATAAAAACCCCTTGGTCCTAATTCTATAAGGCCATATATGGACTATGGTAAGCCTATGGGGAAAGGGGTTTCATAGATTAGCCTATAAGGGCTTACTAAGTTAGCGTAAGTAAAAACCCAGGTACCTAAGTTAGGCCTGGGTTAAGGTATTAATCGAAGTATGCCTGAAAGGTTATATACTTGATGTTGAAGGTAAAATCGGGTTCAATTTCCTCTGGGTCAGGGATTTCGGATGAGAATTCCATAAGGCAATCATCTGTGTTAAGGTAGATAGATATTTCCTTAGCTTTCGATTGCATTAGTTCTGGCAATATCAAATCGAATTGTGAAAGTGAATTGGCAATGTAGGATGCCCATGGATAATCCCTAGCGTAATTTACTAAGGTAAGAATGATGAGATTTGAAATTTGATTAAGAGCTTTCATAACGTTTGTATTTAATGTATTAATAGGGGTACCCTGTTATGGATACCCCTTAGTGATTTAGCAAGTGAAAGGAACTGTTACTGTGTAAAGGTTTTCGAATTCGTTTACCTTAGGTGCCTGACCAAAGCATGCCTCTGGGTCATAGGCAAAGGTATCCCGTAAGCATTCAAGGCAAGTGATGCCAGCAGTATCATCGTCATCGAAATGTTCTGGGTCATTGATGGTAAAGGTTAATATGTGTACCCCAGCATCTTGGTTATCGATAGTTTGGATTGATACTAGAGTTAAGTAATCAGGAATGATTGTGTTCTCCTGTAGTTCCTGTAAGTAAGGCTTAATGAAGTCTAGCATGCCTGATGGATAAGAAGGATAGGCATCAGGTGCAGCAATTAATGAAAGATTAATACTCTTTGCAAAATTAAAATCAGTTGTTAAAATACTTGTTTTCATACGTCTATATTTAATTAGTTATTATTACAATGCAAATATAAATATAATATATTATATATGCAATAACCTCAATTGCCTTCGTAGGTTATTAAGGGCCTTGAATTATATTTACCTTAGTCCTTGAGGCCATGAATGGAGATTGCCATTTACCTTCCCTACCTATAACCTATATTATATAATACCTAATGGTTCTTGGTAATCAAGGTACCCCTAAATCACAAAATTGTCCTAGAATACAAAAGTTAATGCTAATATAAATACTAAGCAAATAAATTACAGAGTTACTAGGAATATTACCTAAATATGCCCCTTGAAGGCCTTAAATCCTATAAACCATTTAGCCCTAAAACCTAATATTTTAATTGCCCAATCACAAATCCGATTACCTTTCCCCAACCAATCTATTATATAATAGCTATATAAAATGGCTGCTCAGGCAATCGGATTTAGGGGCCATTAATGGTCGGATTTATTTGCCTTTTTAGGCCTTTTTGAGTTTGCCTTTAAAGTGTGTAGTAGAGCTATATGGTATAGTGGCTATATAGTGAGTTGAGTGGCTTTGTATAGTAGAGGGGTTATCACTTGCCTTGTTTGCCTAAATCCCCAAAACCCCCGGCGAGGTACCTTGATATGTATTATGGTATATTGATTATGTATGTAGTATAATAAGGGGTATATGTGTATTAGGTATTTTATTATATGTACCTTAGTTAGGATGGTAGCTTAGTTAGGCTCTATATGATTTTCTTTTTATTTTTGTGTTGGGTAGGGGAGTATTGGGTTATAGGTGGGTTAGTATAATCCTATATGTGTAGGATACTAAGATTAGTGATGAGGTGTATAGGATTAATATTAGGATTTGTGATATTATATACCTTAATTTGTTTGTTGGGTGGTGGTGTTTGTAGGCTTGGTATATTTTCTCATTGCGTATGAGGATTAGGATGGTGCCTACGGATAGTATTATTCGGATTATGTGATAGATGATATTCATGGTAGTGATATTATATCGATTATGGTTATATCTGTTAGGTTTACTTTAAGGATCTCTCTTAGCTTTAGCCTTATGTAGGTACTATGTTTATGCCATGGGTTTATTTCTTGTTTGGGGTAGCGGAGGTAGGTATTAAGTTCCTCGGTTCTGTACACTACGTTCATTTCTTCGCAGAAGCCTTCGGTAGTCCCAGGTAATGGTCCCGGGACTTCGAATGATACTAAGAATCTACCTGATGTTAGCATGGCTCTAGTTCGTTAGTTAGGATTCTTATATCGGTTAATTGATTCATATATTCCTCTTCTGAGGATATGTCAAGGCATTTGCATGCTATGTAGTGACCGTACATGGATATACCTGATTCGTAGCCTTGGTCTTCATTTAGGAAGTTGGCTAAAGGTATCTTGTCTACTGAGCATATCCTCTTCAGATGTCCTGGTAAGGTTTCTGAATCTTCATAAAATACAAAGTCATAGGTATCTGTATTATCGGTCATTGTAGCAAATATCTCTATGAGCCAGTTAAAGTCCTCTAAAGGTACGTTGTCTAGCCATTCCCATCCGATTGGGTAGTTGTTTATTGTTACGATTGATTCCATGATGTTAATTGAGTTGAGGGTTAAACATTTGTTTTGGTTGGCCTAATAGGCAGCAATGAGGATAACCTGCTTCATCGAGGATTCCCAGTATAAGATATCGATTGGTATCTCTGGGAATTTCGAAATAGAAAGCTGGTTTCATGTCGCCATCTATGAATGTAAAAACTATCTGAGTGTTTTCTAGTAACCCATTTAGTTGTACATGAGAAAGGTAGTTATAGATAGCTTCCCTTTGATTTCTTGGGTTTTTATCCCATGAGATGAGCATATCGTCATACCAATTTGGATTATCGCATAGCTTTTTAAGTTGTTGTTGAATATACGGTGTCATGATTTGAAGTAATAATATAAGTCCTCGATTAGTTTATCCTGTTCTTCCCATATAGTATCTGATACTACGTATTCTGATACGAAATAGTTATAGAAAGGCCCAAATAGTATTTTTAATACTATGTCCTTGAGTTCGATATTGAGTTGTTCCTCTTCTTCGGTAGAACTGGGTTTGATTGCCTGAAGTTCTGCCTTATAGGATGCCGTAATGGCATCCTTTAGGGTTTGAATATATTCTGGGTTAGTTTCCTTGAGAATACTTAATTGTGATTTGAGTTCTTTACTTATCATGGGGCTTAGCGATTATGGATATGAATCCTTGTGGATATTGAGTATAGAATAATTGATAGTTCCCTGTGGGCAAGAAGACTTGCATTATGTTTGCAAGTAATGGGTAGATTTTCCATTGGTTTTCCTCTAGAAACTTGTCCCAGGCTTCTGATTCTTCGGGATAATTTCCAGAAAGTTGAATGTGATATTCCTTTTGTTCCGGGATAAATAAATTGGTTACTACCTGAATTTCGTCTGATTCCTTTTTGTATTGAGTAATAGGATACCAGATGCCTTCGGTTTTCCATTTATTGAGTTGGAACAAGGACATGCCCTGTTCCAATACGTTTAAGAGTTTATATAAGTTTACCATAGTGATTATTTATTAAGTTGTCTAATGAGTTCTGATGCAGCCAGGGAATCAAAGAGTTGGGTTTCTCTTTTGTCTGATTCCCATTTTTCGATAGCATTATAAATGTTGGTGTATTGGGATATCATGTCATCGTCTTGTTCCTCATCTTGGATAAATTCCCGGAGATGTTTTTTGAGTCCAGTTATAATGTAATCCTGATGTTCTGGAGTTAATTGAGGAACTCCGAATAGGATAGCCTCTACCTGTGAAGGAGAATAATCATAGTATTGGTCGTCGGCACCTTTTGTTAAATCCATGTGGGAAGTAATGTTTTCCTTTAGATTTTCGAAAAGAGCTTCCTCTGAAGTATAAGTGATGATATACCCAGAGATATAGGCAGCAAGAGGATCATTGTCTAAGTCGATTGAATAGATTGAATTAGAGTTATCCTCGTTAATGTGAATACCATCGGTGTAATCATAAGTGTAAAAAGGATGAGAAGCAAGCAGTTCTCGGATGGCATCTAAATTTTTTAATTCTTTCATAATGTCTATATTAAAAATGTTAGTAATTTGATTTCTTATGCAAATATACAAAATTATTTCTAAACTTGTTTCTATAATTACTTTTATTTTTATAAATAAAGAGGTTCTGGGAGGTGTTTTGAGTGCCTCCCAGAGGGTTTTGTTAATATTGCCCTGTCATAGTAATGATAATGAAAAGGGATTCATCATTGAAATGTACCTGGATAGTATCTCCATATGAGTTTGACATGTAATGATGATTAGGGTTAAGTTCTTTTAATGGGTGATGTTCATCCCAATGAGAATTAATGAATTCTATCACGTATTGTTCAAAAGCATCGGATTCTCTGCAGTAGGTTTCTACCTTTTCGTCATCGTCTATAGGATACTCCCGGAATTGGAGATTGAGAGTTCCCATGTATGATTCATCCGGATTTGAGATTTCGTTAACTGATTGAGCAGTGTAACCAAAAGCATCAAGAGTTCCATCAAAGTAACCCATAATGTGATTTGAGATTTCGTTAATAGTTGTCATAAGAAATAAGTTTTGTGACCCCGTTCAAGGTCGGTTAATAATTATATTTATTTTTCTCTTATGCAAATATAGAAATAATATTTTAAATATGCAATAATTAAGGGAGCCCAGATGTTAGTGTTTCTGAACTCCCTGAGGTATATTAACTGATTGGGGGATTAGTATAATTCATCGGCCAGTATTGGTTCCTTAGGCTTATTTAATTTCTCCTTAGAACGTCTGGTAGCCCAATTCTCGTAGGGTTTGTAACTAAAGGTACGAGTTGTTTCATCGTATGCAGCATATACCATTTGTTTACGGGATATTCTCCTCCCGTAAGTTTTCTTAAGATTAGCAAACCAATCTAGATACTCCTGTAAAGAGTTAAAGATTTCTTTGTGCCCGTCTAAATCATTTTTAGGACGGGTTTTCCATGTTGCTTCTATATAGCATTGGTGTAAAGTGATTGAAATAAAGTATCGGCACCAGCTACCACCAAAGATAGTGCCCGTGGAGAATTCTATCTCCCGAGCAACTAATGGACTAACGTTATACTTTGTCATGCGATTGAGAAATTAAGTTGGAAAATCCAGTTGTTTCTATCGAGTTGATTGAATGATATGAACCTCCCATCGTTATCGGTAAATTCATTCATGAATTGAACTGCAGCAGATGCTAATTGCCCCTTATAGGGATTAGTATCGGCAGTTATTATTGATTCGAAAATGAAAGAATAATAGGTAGTATCATAGATTTGTACCTGATTAATATCCAAGCAATTGAGTTTGTAATCATCCTCTAGTTTGATTAAGAGTCCCATTAGGAAATTAAGAAGACTACCCTGTTCATCAGAGTCAAGTTCAAATGTAGATTTCTTTTCTAAGAAATTGCGAACTACCTTATTTAGTTCGTCTGCCTGATTGTAAGTTACTGAGTTCGTTTTCATATTTTTGTCTATTTTAAAATTGATATGCAAATATAAGCATTTTTATTTTTATAGAAAAATATATCTAATTTATTTTTAGGGAGGCTGAGGATATGTACACGCTATGAAAGGCAGTGGATTAGGCTGCCTTTCAATTATTAAGGTAATTGGGGAGTTAGCAAGTATAAAGCCTCTTTTATTATTGAATTCTCCATAGGTTCTAAAGAGGGTTCCTTGTACATTAGTCCACCTTTCTTCTTTTCGTTTTCAAATACTTCATGTATGGCTTGCTTTAGTTTAGTAGCTAATACCTCTGATAACTCCTGAGATTTAAGAGAGGTAAGTAACCCATTTCGTATTTCCCTAATATCCTGGTCATTTTCAGTGATAGGTTTTGCTTCTACTAATTCTTGTATACCCAAGTGATATTCATTAAGCAGTTCATACCCCAAATGTTGTAAGTCATTAAAGAAGATACTAAACTCATCATAAGTAAGTCTAGTATCAAAACCTACTCCATGATATAGTTGTACTAAAGGAGTAAGGATTCTTCTTAGTGTATTGAAATCTTTTAGATGGTCCAATTTTATTCCTGATTCGAGAGGTATTTTATATACCTTTTCACCCTTCAGTACTACTAACAGAACCATTAGTCTTGGTGGTAATCTTTTCTCGTTCATAAGCAAGTTTTTGTATTATGAGTTGTACATAGGTATTTCTCTCTTTATAGATAAACATTACCGATAGAAGTATCTCATGTTTCGGTAATATCATCTGTATGAAATTGCCTGGAGCAATCACTGTAGCTACTACTGGAGAATCTTCCTGAGAGAAATTGTCCAGTATCATCTCTGCCCTCTTAATGGGTTCTGGTTTTGTTGGGTCCAAAGTTAGGACTGGAGCAGTTATACATTCCTTGATGCCCTGTGTTAAGGCATTATATAACCATTCATCTTTTATATCCTCTACTTGGAGGTTTTTCATTGTAATCATATCCTAAACCTATTTAAAGTCCATACACCCAGGATATTAGAGAATACCCATAGTTCCCAGTTTTTATAAAAGTTATAGGGTTTACTGAACTGGGATGTTTGAAATATTATCTGGCTTGGTGTTCTAGATAACATTTCTGCATGGCAAGTTAATACTCCAGAGGATAATTGAACTTTAAAAGCTTTAATTACATCCTCATCATTTTTAGTCTCTACTGAGGTAAGTAATTTAATAAATTCTACCTCTACACCTTCCGACATTTTAACCTTTCGGAAAGCAAATTTCTCTTTATTCTCCATTTTGTTGATATTTAGATAAGAACTCTTGAGCTAGTTCATCTTGAGTTCTTTCGATTATATTCTTTACGATTGTTTTATTTTCTACTCTAGCCCACATATATAGCATGCCCAATTGAGCATCCATATAGCAATCTATAAGAGATGGGTCCTTTCTAAATACATCCCATTGTTTTACGAAATTCATTCGAACCAAATCCCTATAACCCTGGTCTGATATATCTTCTTGGTCTATATAAGCAGATACCCTTTTTCTTACTTCTAAAAGAATTTTCTCTAAGCTTTCTGGTAATCTAAAATTTTCGGGTAAACTATGATATACCAAATTATTCGGTATTAATTCCTCAAAAGTAAACTGATTATCGAATAGTTTCTTTGGGTATCTACCTGAAAATATCAAGGGTATCTTATACCTTAGCAACGATGGTACTACGTCGTATATAGCATAATGTTTCCGATATTCCTGATAGACATCGAAATATAGATTCTCATCGAATATACCAGATTTCCTCATTATTGCCTGTAAAGTATTATAAGAAGCATTGATATGAGTATTACTCAATTTGAATACTAAGTTGCCATTTTTAATAGCAATGAGTTCACTACAGCATCTCTTTCGTTTAAATAAGTTCATGTGATTAAAATGTAAAGTCAATGTATATTTTCCTTGTTCCCTTGAGAAATTTTTCGTGATTTGAGTCATCATACTTATGGCAAGCATAAGTCTTAGATGATTTATCATAATGGTCTCTTACCCATACTGGAGCAGTATCAGTTGGTTTTAATTTAAAGTATGTACCCTGATTAACCTTGTTAACCCGAGTCTCTTTGTAAGATGTCTTTGGTAGTTCCATATTTTTGTCTATTTTAAAATTGATATGCAAATATAATTCTTTCTTTTTAAATATGCAATATCCGGATATAACTATGGGAGCTTACTATTTCGGAGGAATTGAGATGCAAATGAGCCATCCTCTTTTTCTTCTTTCTCAAAGTCTTCATATTGATATAACTCTGGGTCTTCTTCGTCTGGGTCTATACGCATTTCGATTTCTCTACGTAGTTCATGATGTTCTTTAGAGAATGAAGACATAGCTCCCTTATAATCATCAGTAATTTGCATTAGCTCTGCTTTATTAAGGTTAAGACCCTCTTTACTGGTATCTACTCCTTCTTGTTTAGTAGCAACTACTTCGGGTAATGACTTAATGTCATACCTGTCTTCCAATAGTTTAGCCTCTTCTGGTTTATCCAATACCCTTTGTGATTCAAATACGATTTGACGGGCCTCTTCAACAGTAATTGCATTTTGCTGTGTTACGTTGTTCTGTTGATTGAATTGAGCAAATATATTCGTAGTACTTCCTCCAGTGAGATTACGTACGATAGACTGCAATGATGTAGAGGATTCAAGCTTTAATTTAAGGGCCTTTCCCAGCTCGGCAGATATAAACGGTACGTATTTCCCTCCCTGAGATTCTCTTAGGATATTAACCTGATGGGCTATTTCCATACGGTCTTCCAAAGCCCATGCTAGTTGTTCTCCCATTAATGCTTGTAGTAAATCTTCTGCCTTTTCTTTATCCCATATTCTAGAGCTTAATAGCCTATCTCTCATAAATACCCGTATGTAATTGATATCTATACCCATACGATATGAGAATGTATTTATGTCGTATGTGATACCACATAATACACCATTTCCCATTAGCCATTGATTGATGATATAATTATGTATCTTTATCAGAAGTTCATCATTTGGGTTCTTCTGATATTCTAATGCCATTGCAGTAGTCCCCATAGGTCTTGGGAATCTTACCATTTTATTTTCCTTTTCTGACATACAAATGAGATTTTCTGATATCGGAACTTTCATCATAACCCATATACTCTAAATCGAACCTTACATACAGATTCAAAGATAGGTTATAGAAATATCCCTTATATTTTTTCTTACTTACTGATAAATTAAAAGGTTCACCAGAGATTAGGTCCCTGGTGAATACTAAATTACCTTTCCCAGTGATGGGAATATTAAGGCAAAGCTTATAATCCCCTACCTTAAATTTATTCCCATGCAGGTCTGTGATTTCCCTTGCCATAGTTTGCCTTTTTATGGTTCGTAGGTTTTTTGTCTTGTTTACTACGGTTATGGGTTATCCCCTTTTGCTCTTCGATTAATTTCTGAACCTTTGGGAATAACCTTTGCCTTAAAGGAACTACCTGAGTAGCGAAAAAGGCATTCCATAATTTCTGGGTTAATGGTTCTCCTATTTTAAGTTCTGAGATTGCCCAGAATTTAGTTTCGAAATTCTTAACTATTTCCCTAAATCGGTAGTAGTATATATTGCCAGTCTTTTTATCTATCCCAATTGTGGTAGTTTGGCAATAATCTAGAAATTCTTTACCTAATTCGGATATAAACTCTTCCCTTTTAAAGTCATAATTCTCTTGGTCGAGTTTAAATAATTTTACGTAATCGATTGCTTCCATATAGATTTAGTTTGTGATTATTAAACGAGGTATACTTTCATCTGTAATCTGAAATAAGTACCCTCTTACATCATCCTCATAATAAGAGGACCAATATGTTCTTCTAACTCGGAAATTATCAAGGATTGCCCCTTTGGGTACCCCAGTAATAAATAAGCAATGCTTAGGCATCATTGGAGTAATCTCAAATTTCCCATCCTTGAAATTACCATAGGTACCGTAGTCGGGCATATTACCCGTAAATCCAGTATTCTGTAATATGTCTTGAACCCGAGTAGTTTGGGGTATTTCCTTTTGGTTACATTCTATGGTTAACTTAGATTTGCCTATATATAGGTCTTTAACTATTTCTCTAAACATTTGTATACGATTATATGAGTAATACCATTTTTCTTGAAGTAAAGGTTATTCTGTGAACGTTCCTCTAACTTCTTTAATTCTCTTCGAGATTCAGTACAAATTCTATCAGATTTCCTTAATATATCTGATACATTACCCCAGATTGGTGCCATTGGTTCTACTGGCCCTGCATAGATAACCTTATGTTTAGTTTCTATTTGGGGATATTTAGATTTATACTGATATTTGCCTTTGCAATAAAGTACGTTATACTTTTCTGGTTCGTTTCTTTTTTCGTTTTCCATTTTTGTTAGGATTAATGTAATCGGATATTTCATCAAGTTGCCCTAAAAGCAATGCCTGAATGAAAAGGTTTATAGGCCTGAAAAAGAAATTCCTTACGTTATCAGTATTTATATACCAATCGTAAACGATAAAGAACTTCTTAATTTTAGAGTGCTTAAGTGAATGTTGGATTAGATAGGACTTACAACATCGTTTATGTAATTCTACCAATTCTTTGTCCTGCTTAAGCATCTCTTTATCAGAGAAGATAGTGTAATCCATTTTGTATGAATTGAGATGCCCAGGTAATTATCCCGGGCACCTGGTTAATAAAGGTTTATGCAACTTGTTCTGGTTTGAGGACCTTCTTTTTAAAGTCCTCATAGGATTTAGCCGCAGCCTTGAATTCCTTAGAGTTTGTATCTTTGATACGAGCCATTGCAAGTTCCAATCGATGGAGTTCGTTTCGAGTTTGTTGTCTCCATTTCTTCCGAGCAAGTGTATCAACTACATCGGCAGGGTATACGTATTTAACTTCCCGATTAGAAATTACCTGTTCGATGATGGAGGGTTTTTGTTGTTCCTTAACTTCCTTGACAACCTGTTCCTTTTTGGAAGTTTTGGTTTTAGGAGAGAGTTCTACCAATTTAGCATTGGCAAAATTAGTGGCAGCTTCTTGAGCATCTTGTACCAATTCCTTTTTAGTCTTTTTGGCCTTAGGAGCAGAAGCCTTAGCAGTCTTAGAATTTTTAATTCCTTCAAGTTGTTCGGCAACCTTAGTTGCAACCAGGTTAGTAACCTTTGATTCATTCTTTTTCATAACGTCTATATTTAAAATGTTAGTAAAATGATTAATTTCTTTTTCTGATACAAATATAAGAACTTTATTTTAAATAGAAAAATTTTATTTGAATTATTTTCTATTTGCTCGGGTTAATCGGCTAGGAAGTCGAAGATTTCTGGAGGATAGTTAATTTCATCCTCTGGATCATTTATGTAATCTTCATAATCCTCGTTATATTTATCGTAAATGTTATCTTGTGATGTATTTGGTACCCTTGTACATCTTTCAGGATATTTCTTTACGAAGTCATAGGCTTCTTGAGTAGTCATTACCTTGTCTGAGGTAAATTCGTAGGTTACATAGGAATAAGTTTCACCCAATCTAGAAACTTCATATTGCTGGTATCCAGATTTCTCAATCTTATAGATTTGATTTTCTGGAATAGTTTCTATTTCTACCCTATACTTATACCATTGTTTCTTTTGCTCCCTTTCTTTTGGTTTAATACCCATGCTATCTTGAAGAGAGATTAACTTGGTTATTGGACTTTCAAAACGAGAAGGAGCAGTGCTCACTTCTACTGGATGAGTTTTATTCTCACCAATAAAGTAAATCACTGCCCCCAAGGTTACCAGGCCCAATATGAATTTAGTTTCTGAGTTCATAACCTGTAGTTTCGAATTTATTTTTAATGTTCTTTGCAAGGTATTTACCTTTTGATTCTGCTTGATGTAACTCGTTGCAGATTTCATAAGGTACATCATCATAGCGATAAACTCGATTACCTTTAAAAGCAACCCAAAGTTGTTTTTTCTTTGAGTCATAACCAAAGCCCTCAATATTAGAGGATTCGCAAGGAATCATTTCGACTCCGGTGTTCATTTCTACTGATTCTAAGTATTCGTTCTTTTCCATGTCTATATTAAAATTTTAAAAGTGTTAGTTCTGGGTGGAATTTGAGATTTGCCCTTTGGAAGATTGCCCAGGTACCAAGTACTCCCTGAGAATTAGTATGTACCCATTCATCTTCCATTCTGAACAATATGTGAGAGCATACCAGCATTTGGTATTCACTTAGCATATTTATCAGTTGAGGGGTATTCTCCATTTCTACGTATAATTCAATGTGCTCATCTAGTGCTCGAATTATTTCGTCATCCTCAATCTGAAGGAGTTTTTTGATTAAGTCTTGGGCAATGTCATTCCCATTTTTAACATCCTCTTTGATTGAGTTGAGTGATTCAATCTGAATACCAGCAATGAGCTTTACGATGTCTTTTGTTTCCTTGTCCATAATTAAATTTTCTTTATGCAAATATACTAAAATTATTTTATATAAAATACTCTTTTAATAAATACGGAGGTAAGTGTTAGCGGTTCTTGATTTCTTCCATCTTTTCCTTTATGGAGTCTGGGAATATAGCATCGTTTACCCATCTTAGGAAGAATTTAGAAGGCTTCTTTTCGGGACTTAGAAGCAATTGTCTCTGTTCAGTAGAGAACTTAATCCTTTCGGATTCTAACATATACTTGGGAAGTTTAGTGAATTCTGCCTGAGAGAAGGAGATTACGTTTTTACCAACTTGGGCCCTTAATGGTTTCTTCCTTTCCTTATAGAGATATGGGATAATCTTTTTCGAGGGTCCCCCAAGAATGCTAAAACCAAAGATTACCATTGGGTCAAATTTATCTGCTTTTGGGTCCTTAGCCCGTTTGATACATCTTGCCATCCAAGAAAATGAATTGGGATATTGCTTATTGTCTGTTGCTTCTCCCACATCTTTTTTATTAAACTCAAATCCAGGAAAGTGAAATAGAAAATCTTCAGTAAGGATAAATACAAATCCCAATCCCCTAAGATATTTAATGATATCTTGTTGGCTTTTACCCTCTTCAATCATTTTCTCTACATCTGCAAGAATGTCCTCCCTTGGTGATTCCAATTCCTTAGTTGTAGACCCTGCAGGTCTTCCTCTGCCAACATTAGGTGCCTTAGCAGGCAATGTACCAGATAACCTATCTAAGTATTCTTTGAAGTTATCAATATCTTGTTTATTAGTAAGAGTTACTTCTACTCTTATGGGACCGTTATGCTGTACCTTTGGACCTGAATTCATCTCGGTATATGCATCTACCAACCTATCGGATAATGGGGTACCATTCTCTGATAGTGTAGTGATTCTAAGTTTTGGTTTATATACTTCTTGTTCCATTTTCGACTTAATTAGAAAATAAAAGGCCTGAACAATTTTTATATTGCCAGGCCTTCTACCATTATTAACGAATACTCAAAAATATGATAAGTAAAAGTAAAAAGTGCTCTTATTAATCTTCTTCTTTAGCGGCCTTCTTTTTCTTCTTGTCTTTGGCCTTCTTATCTTTCTTATCGGAAGACGGTTTCTCTTTTACCTTTTCTTCCTTCTTTTTCTTAGTTTCCTTTTCCTCCTTAGGAGCCTTACCTGAAGCAAGTTTTCTTTGCTCCATACGGTATTTTTTCTTCTCAGCCGAAGTCATTTCTCTGCCATCGATGAGAGGATAATCGTATTTGGTAGCTGTTCTACCACCATTTCCTTTCTTTTCCTTTTTCTCTTTGGCAGACTTCTTCTCATCTTTTTCCTTCTTCTCTTTTTCCTTGAGTTTTACCAATTTCTTGTTGTTCTCTTGGTCAGCTTCAGGATAGGCAGCAGCAACTTTGTCTCTTTCCTTATTGAGCTTGTTTACAAGTTCGGTAACCTTTTTACCATGTTTCTTGTCTTTGGTCCAATCCTTAGTAGGGTCCAACTTGTTCTCTTTAAGGTAAGCATCCAAAGCTTTCTTAGCCTTTGTGAGTTCCGGAGTCTTGGATTCCGATTTACTCTTCTTTTCGTCTTTCTTAGCCATTTTCATTTATATTAGGTGAATAATTGAATTTCCTATTTACATAATACCATAGTTATACCTTCCTAATTTGGGTTGGGATTTCTTTAATTTCTAGGATTTCTAAACTGCATTGTTTTAAAACTGCCTCGAGTTGAAGTATATCTTCTACCTCTTTCTGAGATAAGTCCGTAAAAGTTTGTTCAAAAGTTTCTTTCTGTTCCCCCCTTATAAAATTAAATTGGGCAACAATATAAGTCCCATGAAGTTTTTTATTCAGGGCTCCTTTAAGAGATATGAGTTTTCTTTTCAGATAATTACTCTTCAACCTATGGGATTGGTATTCGCCTTTCTTACCCTTACTAAGAGCTACCTTTTTAAGGTACGAAACATAATCTAATTCTCTGAGAGTTTGATTAATGTTTCCCACTAATAATCTTAAGTCTTTTTCCATTTGGGTCTTTGCATTACTTGGTTAGATACTTCCTGAGTTTCTTCTGATAGCATTTCTCTTGCCTCATTTATTATATTGATGGCAAGTTCCCTTTCATCTGGTCCCAGGTTTAATTCTTTATCTTCTAGTACATCAATATAAGTATTTATTAGATTATCCAATGCAAGTATTCGAATATTCTTTCGAATTGCTAATTTCTCTTCTTCCATGGGTATAAAAAATTAAAGCCCACTACCTTCACAGGCAATGAGCTTTTGGCTGAACAACGTCCTAAGTGTGGGGTTGTTACTCTATGAAATTTAAACTATTGCAGACGATATGTAATCGCTATTTTAGGATGTGCCTAGATTAATCTTCTGATTCTTCCTTAGCCTTTTTGTTTTTCGGAGAACAAATAACGCCATGTCCTTTCTTAGACTTAACGGTAAGAGTTCCCGGAACGAATGAAACTGAAGTTGATACCGGTTTGCCATCCGTAACCAATACAGAAGTAACCACTACACCCTGATAGCCTTCTTTGTTCTTAACGGCATAACCAAAGTTCATTACCTTGGATTTGTCGTTAATGGCAATAACATCGATTTGCTTGCTGTTAGGACGTTGTTCAGCCGGCCGATTCTTAAGTGCCTCTTGACGAGCCTTGCGTTTAGCTTCTTTTTCGGGGTCTTTTTCTTTATCCCCTTTCTTCTTGGAGTCTGATTTCTTTGTTGCCATAATTTTTAATGTTTTATAAGTTAATGGTTATTATAAGTAAACTTCTACGTTTATTAATAGTTGATAGTAAAGGTAGGGAAATTTCCCTACCTTCTTTTAAATCTTGAATACGGTTACCAGATTACTTTTTCCCTTTCTTGCCTTTACCTTTGGCTTCTTTCTTTGCCGGCAATTTGAGACCGAGTTCTTTAGCGATTGCTTTACGGAGTTTTTCGATGTCGTCTTCATCATAATCGTCTGGGTCAGTTTCAAGGTCTTTGTCGTCGCAGACATCCTCAAGTTCTTCGAAGTCCATTTCGGCAAGTTCTTCACCGGTCAGTTCTTCCTCTTCTTCTTCCTCTTCGGAATCATCATCATCATCATCATCATCATCATCTTCCTCATCGTCATCATCCGATTCCTCTTCTTCTTCCTCTTCTGAATCATCATCATCATCGTCTGATTCTTCCTCTTCTTCTTCTTCCTCGTCATCGGATTCAGAACCAAAAAGGTCTTCGGCTTCTTCGGCAGAAAGCATAATAGGAGCAGGGATAATCTTTACTGAGCCGTCTTCGTACTTAATGATGATTGCACCATTGATTTCTGTTCTGGAAACTTCTTTCAGTTCCACTTCTTTTTTCTTCTTAGCCATTTTCGTAATGTTTAAGTTGGTTAATAATTTATTTATATCACTCTGTTATAAGTTTCTTTACCAGTATGGATTTCTGAGTATACCCAGATTTTAATAATTCCTCCTGAGCAATATTGAATTGTTTTATCTCATCTAGAGTTGTCTTTAATTCTAATTGAGATTCAATTGTTATTGCCTGAGAGGCAAGTTCCTTGTCACCTTGATAAGTGACTATCTTAAACTTCTTACCTGCAAATGGGTTTGCTGGTTGATGTGCTGTGATTTTAAAACCTTCGTTATTATTCATTGCTATATTTAATTTTAGTTATCCCAGGAATACCCACCTTCCCAAATACTTCGGTATAGGATTTGTATTTCCCTTTTATCATTGTTTTATAGTTATCGGATAATCGAATTGGGTAGACCCATATTTTATTTTCTATCATCCTATTTGTCATTATATAAGCATAAGACCTTCTAAGTTTAATACTCTCTAATGGAACAAACCCTTGAAATAATAAAGACTTCTTAATAAACCTTTCTTTAGGCAAATACCCTAAAAATTTAAGTGATGCCTCATCGAATATTTCGAGCATATCCCTTTGTGCTTTGATAAATAGTACCTTTTGTATTGGGATGTTCATCTTCTTTCTTAAATATAAAGCCAATGAACTTACCAATGGAGGATACTGCAAGAATAACAGATTGAATTTATTTTTCTCCTCTTGACTCAGCCTGTTGTAAATCCTGTAGGATAGCAAGATTGATTTGTAATCTCTTTTGCCTTGTATACTTGGGAGATATGCCTTGCCGTTGTCCATAGAGTTTGATTGAGTACCTTTCATTGAATTCCTTTTTTCCTTTAGACTTAAAGACTCGGTGCATTTGTACCATAAATCTTCTTCGTCGGTGTTTATCTATATGATATTCATCGGGCATTATGAACTTCCTTGCTTTTACGAATTTACCCTTAAACCAGAATTTAGTACTACCCTTTTTAAGAAGTTTACCATTCATATCGGATAATTCTCTAATGCCTTGTTTTATAAGTTTCCTCCCAGATATTATATGGATATACTGAAGAACATCTACACCATAAAGATAAACTAAGGTAACCTTTACTTGATGTCTAGTAAAGTATGGTATACCGGTTAGATGTTTCCTATATAATTTCTTTTCAGTAACAATCTTATTGGTAGTATCTGGTCTCCAAGTCCATATATAATATCTATCTGGTCGTATGGGTCCATTGTTACTTTCCTTTAGCTTTACCATTTATATTCCTCTTTGCCATTCTATACCAAAGATTGATAGATTTCTCATTTGCTTCGGGGAATTTCTTTTTCATTCTCCGAATAACTCTATCAAGTTCAAAACCTTTTGCAGTTAATTCGAATACATAAGATTTCTTTGTACCCTTGATAAGATTAAATTCATCCCTCTCTCTTGGTGGTTTCTTTTCTCGAGGTTTCTTTATTCCGGGAACTCGTTTTGTTCTCCTTTGCCCATTTTCCCCCTCTTCTCCGAGAAACCCAAGCCTTAGTCGAGAATTCCTTAATGGGTCATCTTTTGAATACCCAATAGTTTCCAATTGCTTATCCATCCAATCGTCATATTTATCAATTAACGATTTATCGGGCTTCTCTTCTGATACATTGATATAATGTAATAAGTCAAATACCCCAGCAGAACAAGCATCAGGGAAAGGCATCCCTAATATTATTGCCTTTCTCTTTAAATCCTTATAAGTCATGTTTCTCCCAGAAGCACCAAGGAAATTTGATTTCTCCTTGGATGGAGCTTTCATGTCTTTTCTACTCTTTTTTGCCATATCATTAATATTTTAAAGTATTCATTTATTTTCTTTGCAAATATAAGAATAAATAATTTAATCTTATCTTATTTCTCTATTTATTTTTATAAAAATCCGAGGTTTTTGCTCGGTTCGCAGCAGTGGATTTAGGTTTTTTAGGCTTTCTCTTGATATGTGTGTTATAAGCCATATCCAATTTCTTAATATTGAATTCTATGTTGTTCACTTGATTATAGTTTACTGCTCTTTCCACACAGCAACGGTACTCTGGCCAGAATTTTTGTCCAAGCTTAACAGATTCGGTTTTAATCATGAACTTAGATACCATAAAACCAAAGGTATCAGCATCATCTTTAGTTTTAAATACATACATGTAGAATCTACTAAATTCATCTACTACTTCATCCAAAGGTCTTACTGGTAACAATAGATAACCATCGGTATATAGGTCCTCAGATATTAAAGCTACCCAATACTTTTTTTTTCCTGGTTTTACTTTATACCTAAACCTTTCCTTGAGTTTATTGTGCATCCAATCCGGTACTCTATTAAGAAGATACTTGATATATATCTTATCCTTCTTATTCGACCGCCTTTTAAATGCAGATGGCTGTTGTAGCATCCTTGGAAGTATTCTAAAGTTATTCCACCTATCAAATTCAAGAATTAATCTTAGAGTGTCTATGTCCCATTCATCATCAGACTCCTTTAACCTCTTCATGTTTCTCTCTATATTTTTAGAGTTTACCTTTGGGAGTAATTGAGCTGAGTCTCCTGTGAATAAGCTTGCTTCTTTTCTTTTTAATCGTTTCTCTAAACATCCCTCCATATAATCTTGGAAATTCCTCTCACAGGGGCAATCTGGTCGAAAAATAGAAGTGTGTTTCTCAAAAAAATCCGAGAATAGCCTAAAGAATTTCTCTGACCGTTCCCGGATTTCAAGATACTTGTAATGAGATAACTTTAAAATTTCACCAGCTTCCCATGAAGATTTACTTTCTGATAGTTGAAGGAATAATGATTGTTGTTCTTTATCAATTAAACAACTCCAGGCTTTTTGTTGAGCTTCGTTCATAATATTAAATTCTCCTATATCTCATTATACTATCAATTGCTTCATTGGTTATCTGATTAGGGTCATATTCCCCAGAATTAGCATAAAGCTTATCTGGGTCATGATTTAAATATACACTATAGATAACGTTGTCAAAAGGTAACCATACTTCCATTCTTCCCATTTCAGGGTATATAAGAACTTTTACTCTTTTACAAAGATGGTCAACCTCTAATACTGTAGCATCTACTCCCTCATAAGGATAACCCCGTAATACTAAGTAATCTCCAGGCTTTACATTGACTAAATCATCTACTGAAAACTTCTTATTCTCTCTAGCAATACGTTTAAATCGCCTTACTTCTTTTCTACTACAAGTAGCCACTAAAGAGAAATCATCAAAGTCTTCTGCATTGTCAATCCTTACCTTTTTCTTTCTTGGGTGCATTGTCTCGGTATTACGTAACCAAGTTCTGATACCAGATATATTCCTACGTAACTTATTAAGAAAGGGCCTTGAGAATGCTAATTTAGTGGGCATTCTCATAAAACCATAATTGAATAATACTGGTACTTCTTCGAATACCATCTTACCCTTTGTGGTTTTTCTTAATACGTTTACCATAGGAATAATTGCCTTGATTTGGTCATACCCCTTTTCTTTGAGTTCTTTATTGATTTTATCACAGTACTTCCTTTCAAGGTAAAATATACAATATGAGTATGGGGTATGCTTCTTCATAGGTTACCGGTTTTTAAGAATTAACTTAGCTTGTTTATGTACTAACTTATAGTTTACATTCTTCAATATATCACTAGCCATGAATACATAAAGAATCTCATCTATCTTTGGTACATCAATTACCATAATATTGGCTTTATCGAATAGGGGTTTATAGAATACGGAAGATAAATCCTTTCCAACTACAAAGAAAAATTCTTCTGATGGCATTGAATTATATCTCATACAGAGTATGGGAACTTTATTTGCTCTTTTTGCATCCTTAGAAGCTTGTTCCCAGAATTTCAATATATCGCATCCCTTATTACCTAAGAGTAGATGTTCAAACTTAATCTCTTTATAATTCTTGCATTCGATAGATATCTTACATCTATGAGCATGCCTTTCATCAGTACAGGTTAAATCGGAAGTGGAGTCCTTGTTTGAATGCCAAGCTCCACTCCCTGCTCTATTCCTTTCAAATTTGTACCCGGTCCATTTCGTAAAAAACCCGGCAATTTTTCTTTCGAATCGATTTCCTTTATTCTTAGAGTTCATAATATAATGGTGTATTGTATTTTATATACCATTATAGTAATTGGTACCTACTCAGGCCTTGGGTCTTTTCCACTTGCAGAATTTTGGTATTACCAAGAGGAAGTGAATCTAAGTGGGTTATCAAGAATAGAGTTTTCTCTTTGAATATGTGACGTATTAGTGAGGTAACTACTTCTACGTTATCTGAACTTAAAGATTCAAATACCTCATCGAGAAATGCTAAGTTAATACCCTTAGAAGCCGTAAGAGCTTCATTCATTGCAAATGCCATTGCAACATTACATAATTGTTTTTCTCCACCGCTAAGTTCATCATAATTAATTATTTGCCCATCCCTTTCAATAAGAGTAACAAATTCTTTTCTAGCAGTGCCCAAATCAATATTAAATTCAATCCTAAATCCCAATACCTCTGAATACTTATCAAGGCATTTATTTAAGAACTCAAGGGATGAATCAAATAGATAAGCCTTAATCCCATTATTACCCAATGGGTCATTAATTAACCAGTTATAATTCTCTAACTCTAACTCTTTATTGTGAAAGTCTTCATCAACCTTCCGTAAATTCTTCCTAATCTCCTTAAGTTTTTGTTTATACTTTGGAGACATGACCTTAAGCTTTTCTTGCTTGAGCTTAGCCAGGTCTTCGTCAATAGAAGCAATATCAGAAGCAATATCATCACAGTCTGATTTTAATTTCTTATACCTATCATTTACACTACTAAGTTCTTCCAACCTTTCTAATGCCTCCTGATACTCCTTATCGTATTTATCAAGGTCAGAGAACGCTTTATATATTGATTTGGCATCACGTAATGCACGTTTGTAGTGACCTTCTTCTAACTGTATTACTAATTCTTTAATTACTTTCTTAAGAGGTACATTTGATAAATTCTTGGCATCTTTTATCTTACCCCTCAAATCAAGGATTAGTTCATTTTGTTTTTTAATCTTTATCTGAAGCGAAGCATCTACTTCATCCTGAAGCGAAGCATCTACTTCATCCTTGATTTGTTTTTGTTTTTCAATTAGTAGCTTAGTTAGCTTTTCTCTATCTTGCTTTAACTCTCTTCTTTCTTCTTTGATTTTTTGCTTGAAGGATTTTTCTCTATCTCTCATATCGAAGTAAGCTTCCTTGTTAGCCTCTAATTCTTTCTTAAGCATTTGAGACTCATGCTCTACCTCGTTTATTTGAGATATCAAGTTATTTTTATCTTGTAATGCAATGCCTTTAGCAAGGTTTAAGAACTCTAAATCAAATACTTCTTCGAATATCTTTTTCTTATCCGAATTAGATTCTTGTATAAGTCTCTTTATACCCTGACCAAACATGATTGAGTTCATAAACAGAGTATATGATAAACCTATCTCTCTGTTTATAAAATCCTGTATCTTCCCCTTCCCTTTTATATCGACTATATCTCCATCTTTCATGAAGATAAGTCTGTCTTTGCCTTTAGCACCATCCTCAAGTACTTCATCATACTTTTGACATCTAACTATCTTATATGTATGAGAATCTTTCTGAAAATATACTTGTACCTTAGTACCCTTGTAATCTTTAGGCCTTACTTGCTTCCAAGTATTTACCTCAGAAACACCCTTTAGGTTTTTCCCATATATTGCCCATACCAAGGCAGAGAGAATAGTTGATTTCCCTTTCCCATTTGGGGCCTTGATAAGTATGGTACAAGTGGGGTTTAATTGTAGATGTAAGGATTCTATTGAACAAAATCCTTCTGCCTCTAAGTTTAAGAACGTTAACATGACTCAGCCTTTTTAAGTGTTTCAATTAATAGATTAGTTTTAACCTCATCTTTAATACCTTTCTCTCTTAGGTATCTCTTTGCTAGAGACTTCTTAGAAAGTTGCTTAGTAATCTTATGTTTGTTATTAACTGGAGTACTAGCTTTTTGAGGGATTACCGTATAATAATTGCCATCATCATTAATATCCTCTTCCCTTTCTACATCGATGAACTTTGGGAAATTTTTCAAAGGTACAAACTTCAGAGACAAATCTTCATAGATTTTCCAATACCCTAATTCACAATCTCTATCGGTTCTCCTTTGATGGTTAGGTGCCCCAATCATATAAACCTTCTTTGATAATCTTTGAGGTTTGTGTATATGACCACATAATACTAAATCGAATTTATTGAGAACATTTACATTTAAGTTTTCTACGGAATCTATCTCTCTACCATCGGTATCCTTTGCACCGGGATAATCAGTGTGTAGTAAAAGAATATTCTTTTTACTTTTATCTAATTCTAACTTCTTTAAGTATTCACTTAGACCCACGTTATTATCAATATAAGGAACCCCATATACCATAATATCTTTATGTGTAGAAGATAGTTGGGTTTTTTCATAATCTAATATCATGATACCATACTTCTCTACTTGATAAAGCCAGCTAAAGGGTTTAGTACCAACCTTACTTATTTTCTTAATATCATGATTTCCAGATATGGCATATATCCAAAATCCTTCGATTAGTTCATTATAACATATCTCTGCTAATTCTTGGTCCATTGTTTCGGCCTTATGAAATAAGTCTCCACAAAATAATGCAGGACAGTTAAACCTTCTACATAATTTCCGTATAATCGACAAAACCCTGAAACTATTCAGGGTCCTGTGATTGTTCTCATTAAACTTAGCCCATAGATTTATATGTAAATCTGAAAAGGCTATTGCTATTACTTCTTTCCCCATATCCTATCTAAATGGTAATTGATTTGTTCCGTTCTCATACCTAAATCGAGCTCAGATATACAAATAGTGGGTATTTCCCAATTTGCAAGCAATTCCCCCATAAGAGATGATATCTGAACTTGGAAGAATCTGTTAAGTATTCTCTTACCATTATCTTCCATTGACCAATGCTTATAAGTATCTAGATTTAATGGTAAGAAGATTGCTACATCACATTGATCTTCCATTAAAGTCTTACATTGACAGAAAAAATGTTCCATTTCACATTCTGGTAAAGTTCTTGATTGCTTATACCAAAAATAAGCAGCCAAATCTGCATAACTCCTATCAGTTACGAAGTATTCTCTATCCTTGAATAACCTATTCCTTTTGTTCAGAAGTTGAAAATCTGCTTTATACATTGTCTCCGAACCGAGGGATAATATTTCATTATGTGATACCCCTTCAGTAGCAGGTAATAAATCTGACATACTACCAGAAATAAAAGGTAGATCTTCTCTCTTAGCTACATACTTAGCTAAAGTAGTTTTCCCTATACCAGAGGGACCCACAAACATAATTCTCTTACTCATGATGTAATGCTTTAAATGGTTTTATAAATTCATTTGTCAAAAATGATGCTAAAGAGTATTCGATACAAAGTTCTTTGAATTTCTCATACTTAAACTTCTTCTTTGACTTAATTGGTAACTTATCCAATGGGTTATGTCTTACAAACCAGAAAAGGTCGATTAACTGTTCATTCCTTTTCCATATTTGAAGATATTCTTTATTCTTACTCTGGGCAATAAACTTCTCAATTCTACCCTCATCAAGGATTTTCCTTGCCTTTACTGGTCCTATACCCGGGAACCCTGGTATATCATCGGAAGTATCTCCAACCATTGCAAGGTACTCTACCGTTTCATGAGAATGATAACCGAATAATTCTTTGCAGTTATCCATTCTTATCATCTCATCTTTTCTGGGATTATATATCCTCAGGTTATTTGATAGCAACTGGTTAAAGTCTTTATCCGATGATATAAGTATCATTTTCTCGGATTGGAATTTTTTAATTGCAAGGTATGCTAAGAAGTCATCCCCTTCATATACTGTAGATTTCTTTTTATCGAAGATATAATTAATTCTTAGCATACCCAGCATTTTCATTATAATTGCCTTTTGCTTTTGCAATGATTCGTAATCTACAGATATATTTTTTCTATGTCCCTTATAATTGGGCAATAACTTCGTCCTTACTGGTGAATGACCATTATCGAATGAAATATAAACCTCATCCGGTTCGAACCTTGTAAGATACATATATAGAGATTTGAAAAATCCGAATATTGCCCCACTCGGTTTGCCATCGGTAGATTTAAGTTTTTCGAACTTATGAAAAGACTGATGGAGAATATTCTCCCCATCAATCAGTAATATTGTTTTCTTGCTCATCGTCCAAAATCTAATTCATAAAGTGAAACTTCTTGAATCTTTTCCTCTCCAAGATATACATCTAAATAATTCTCTGGTTGGCTATAAGCATCTAGATACCTAACCCTAGATTCCATTCTCAAATTTTTCTTAAGGTACTCTTTAATTACTTTCTCTATACCTTCTACCTCTTTCTTATTCATCGTCTTCCTCCTCCTCTTCTGAATCTGAATAGTTTTCATATTCTACACCATCGACTGGGAATATATTTGTTTCTATCTTCTCCAGTTGCTTTTTAGTAGTACCTATGGTATTTACTCCGGCTTTCCGTAAAAGTTTTCTACGAAGTTCATCGTCTTCTTCCAAAAGCTTTTGGAATTTCTCTTCCCCTCTTGCAAGAGTTTTCCCTTTCAATTTATACCCACCAGTAGTTTTTTCGATTACATCGGTATCTACTAATACATCCTCTAAAGCATAGCATCTATCAAATCCAACCTCATGGAATTTAGGGTTGAAATATACTGGGCATTTACTAATTGTAGGTCTGGGAGGAGCAACCTTATTTTTAATAAGTCTAATTGTGACAAGTTTTCCAGCTTTCCTTTCTTTCCCATTTTGTTTGATGGTAACAGACCTTCCCGAATAGAAAGCAGCTCTGATTGAAGCATAGAATTTGAGTGCAGCACCTCCTGTAGTTGTTGTGTTATCTTTTCCAAATCCGACATTTAAAGCAGTTCTTAATTGGTTAATATAAATCTGAGATACTCCCAGCTTGTAGAATAACTCACTTCTGATACGGAAGTATTTGTAAAGAGCCTTTGCTCTACCTCCCATTTCTGCTTTACCATCAACCATCTTAGCATCTATATTATCTGTACAGTCTGTAGCTGCAATAGAATCAATTACTAAGAGTATCGGTTCATTGTGAGTTAATTGAGAACGTAAATATATTGCTAAGTCTGCCACTACGTCTGCAATATATTCAATACGGGTATCATTAACAATGGTTACTCTTGCGGGGTCTACCCCATTTATTTCAGCCCAAGAATTCATCCAGGATTGTTCAGCATCTACCCATATCACATGACCTCCAAGTTGTTGAGTAGCATAAGCAAAGTTATAAGCCACCAAAGATTTACCAGAGGATTCTTCTCCAGCAATCTCTACGATTTTACCATAAGGAATACCCTTACCAAATAAGTAGTTCAGAGCAAAGAAAGTAGATGGTATATATAAATCAGTATCAGTAACTTCTGAAGCTAATTTAATCATACTTCCATATTTCTTTGCCATCTCATTTGCTGTTGGTACTTTTAAACCAACCTTAGATTTCTTTGCCATAATGTAATGTCTTTAAACTAAAGAAGGTGATAACAGAACGAATCTAATTACCACCTTCGAATGAAACCATATTACTAACCCTTAAATATCCGATTTGTATTTTCTTTTCTTTTTCTTGGGTTCATCATCTTCCATGTAATGGTCTTTGTGAACTCCCTTTTTCTTTTTCTTCTTGGATTTATCATCATCATCGTCATCCCCATGGTCTTCGTTTAGATACTGTGAAAGTAAATCTTCCAACTCATCATAGGATTTGATTTGAGAACGAACTATCCCCTCAAGGTCAATTGTACCTTGATATTTCTTGTCCAACTTAGTTGGTTTGCAAGCACGAGCAGAATAAGTGGTATCTAGTTTACCAGACCCGGAACGAATTATCTTGATATCGTATCCAGTTTTTGGATCTGTCATATCACCTGCCTCATCTTCATCAAGGTAAAGGTCAATGATATCCTGGTATACTGAGCGAGGAACTAAAACTCCCTTATCTTTGCCTTCGTAATCTACCTTACTACCCTTTTCATCTGAGTAAATGATACCACCGATAACATATCTTCTTCTTGGTACCAGGTTCTTGGCAAGTTCCTTGTCATCTTCATCCTTGGAGTTTTTCAATTCTTGGTATTTCTCCATGAATGGGCAAGGTTCATCAAAAGTAGCCGGAGATATAACTCCTCCCAAATTGCCACCCAGGTAGAATTGAATAATTTCGATACCCAATTCTTGGTCATCACCCGGAGATTTAATTCTCATCCTCAGAGTTCCCTCTTTTGGATATACTAACCCACTACCATTTCCCTTGGATTCTAGCTGTTTCTTTCTAGCTAGCATCTTTTCTTTTGTAGAAAGTCCCTCTGATGAAACTTTCTTTTTCTTCTTGTCTTTTATCATAATGATTAGTTTTAATTATTCGGTTCTGAGTAAACTACTTCGTTCATACTCAATACGGTAAGAACGTTTTTCTCTAAAAGTTGTTTGAGAGCAGGAGATAGTTTGTCCGTTTCGAATTCAAGTTCTTTACCTGCATACAAACCATAGGTAACTATTCTACCTACAGCAACCAATTCTCGGTAGGTTTTGTATTCTTCGGTAATTTCCCCACTCTTTACTACAACCCCTTTACGAGGAACTCCCTCTTTTACTTGTTCAGGGATAATCAAACCAGATTTAGTTTGGTTTACCTCCTTTGGAGATAAAATAAGTACCCGGTTTTCTGTAGGGCATCCAGGTAATTCTTGATTAAATTTCTCAGCCACAAGAGGTGAGATAAATGTCATTGAATAATTCATATTCTAATACTGTTTTTAAAAGTTAGTAATTGTTTATAGTTCAATGGGTTAACCTTTTCTTAGGTTCGCATTAATAGTTCTTAATATATTTTCGCGTGACTCATAGCACTTACATATAGTTATGAACTTATTTGCTTTTTCTACAGCTTTCAAATACCTTTCATTGATGGAAGAATATTTCTTGTTAAGGTTTGCCTTATGAGATACATATTCATTATTCCACCTTTCATTAGCATCCTTATAATATAACCAGGCATTCGAATAAGCTTCTTCTTTTTCCCTTGCTAGAGCATCTCTTTCTTTTATATACTTATCTCTCAGGGAAGCAAGTACATAATAACTAGAAGGAGATTCTCGTAGCTGAGAATTGATGATATTCTCATTGATAGATAATTCCTTTTGAATATCAATCTCAATAAGTTTACCTTCGAACTTAACCCTTAGTTTTTTCAGTTCCGTCTTCATAAACTTCTAATAGGTTCTTAAAGTCTTTTTTACTAAATTCTCCCTTACTTATTGCTTTAGTTACTTGAGCAAAAGCCATTTGATAAGAGAGTTTCATACCGGGCAAATTAAGAAGAGATTTATAGATGCTTATCTTATCTACCAAAGCCATTAATCTTAAGTCGCATAAGTTATCAGTACCACCTCTATCTAGTAATGCTAAAAATGCAGCCCAATAAATATGGGTGGCATCTTCATAAGCAAGTTTACCATCCTCATCTGTAGCCATTACTTTAAAAGCTAATCCCTCTAAAGTAGTAAGATTAGTTTGTACTTGAGATAACTGAGTCTTTAATCGGTTAAGTAACATTTTTTCTTGTCCACTCAACCTTAGATTAACTACATCTAAGTACTTAAGTAAGTTTTCGATAGAATAACCTAAACACCCTGCAACCATATAAGTAAGGGCAGTTAATTTGCTTGCATTATCAATCTCTTTCTGTGTTGCCATAATTCCATAAATTTATATTATTTATGTAGACATAGTATCTTCTCTTTTCGATTCTGTTATAATGGTTGATACAGATTCTGAATGCTTCAGATTAGTTTTACAATTAGGGCATTGTACTATCCTAAAATAATCTCCAGATTTATTATAAACCCCAAAAGTTTCACTGGTATCATATTCAAATTCGCAATCACATACTGGGCATTTAGCCCTCCATACTGTGGGTCCGTTCAAAATCTTTTTCATAACGTTTTCTTTTCTTAATATATTTATATACTAACATGGGTGATATCCCATACTTCCTAGCAAGTTTTGCTTTTATCATACCAGTATCATACTCATAAAGTAATTGAAGTATATCGGGTCTACTTAACTTTGTATCTGAAAATTTAAACCTACCATCTCTAATACATTGTTGAGTATTTTCCTTAGCAGTACCCCAATATAAGTTCTTATAATGATTATGAGTTCTTATATTATCCTTATGACATACATACTTATGATTATTTGGGTTTGGTACATATACTAATGCTACTAATTGATGAATGTTATAAGTGTACCTATATCCATTCGTATCCCTAATAGAAACTATAACATATCCGTTATTTTTAATTCGATTAAGGGATAATTTTACCCAACCTTTACCCTTATAATTAGAATATACCTTACCATTCTTGGTAACATGGTAATTAGGGCAACCAATGCAATCTAAGTTTCCCTTTAAAATCTTCCTCATACTGCTTTATCTCTTTACTAAACAATTTAGGATAATCCTTAATGATTACATTCTTATACTTCTTATGTTCTTCCATATACTCCTCTACTGAGAAATCTGGTTGAAGCATCTTTCTATAATCATACCCAGGAATAAAAGGTAATTCTTCTGCCATTGACCTACCAATAGAGAAGTCCATTGACATATCTACATCATCCACTTGAAAACCAAAATATTTCTTAGTACTAGGGTTTCTCAATATATCCCATATTTTAAAAACAGTCCAAGTATTAATATATTCAGGCTTTGAGTAAAAATAGGCTGCATCATGAACAGTTGCTACTTCAAGCATACGAGGTAATTTACCTTGTCTCATTAACCAATAAACAAGGATAGCTCCAAAATTAGTCATATTTGCTGCAGCACCTTGACATGGGAAATTAAGTCCCAAACGGATGGCATAAGCAACTTCTTGTTTATCATTTGAGTATATTTGGGGTAATCTTCTCTTAGTACCAAATAACTGGGTATAATATCCATGCTTACGAAGGAATTTCTCTTGTTTCTCTTTGAACTTAAGTATCTTTGGGTGTTTCTTAAAGAACTCATCCATCTCCTTACGAGCTTCCTCTTTAGTAACTATAATACCAGCTTTTGGGTCTGATAATTTTACTGCTAGCAAAGCATCTCCAATTCCATAGATAAGCCCAAATGCAATTTGCTTAGCTTGTTTTCTTCTAGTCTTCCAAAGCTTATGGTCAGGGTGACTTTCGTCTTCGTATATTTTACTGGCTTCCTCAATTGGAACCCCATATTTTGCTGCTGCTATACCAAGGTGAGGGTCTACGCCCTTTGCAAATGCTTCCAGATAAGTTTCATCACCTGATAAATGAGCCATCATTCTTAACTCTGCCTGTGAGTAGTCGAATGCCATATATAGATAACCTGGAGGAGCTACCAATTGTTTCTTAATATTTGGGTCTACTGTTGTCTTTGGGATCTGCTGCATATTTGGGTCTGCAGAACTAAACCTATTAGAGTCAGTACCATGTATGTTATATCTACCATGTAATCGAGAATCATCTTGTACCTTTTCCCACCACCCATAAATATAAGTCTTATACATTTTCTCTAACCCTCTTAGTTCGAGAAGTTTATCCAAGAATATTGCCTTTGGTGAATCGGGTTTTTTAACTGTTAACCTTAAGTTAGTTAGGGTTTCTTCATCTGTACTTGGTTTACCAGAATCATTATCTTTAATTACATCGAAATGGAATCCATCCTCTGAATACATTAGCTTAGGCAAATCAACTGGGCTACCAAGGTTAATGGGTCTTATTAATTCCTGTTCCTTTTTAGTTGTAAATATACCTGCCTTGATATTCGATATTTTCTGTTCCCTTAATGCAATCTTTCGTTTGTCTTTTGGGTCATTATAATCTAACTCCTCAAGTTCAGCTTCGATAGATTGAATATACTTATCAATCTTTTCTTGGTTGTACTTCTTTTCGAATTTTTTTACTCTTGGCAAGTCATATATTGCTTGTCTAGCAGCATCTATTTTTGGTTTATATTCTTCCAGAAGCTTTTTATTGAACTCAGTATCTAGATATAATCCCTCTTTCTCTACTGAGGTGAGTACTCGTGAATTACACATAAATAAATTACGGAATACCGAATACATACCCAAATCAATCAACTTCTTTTCAAAGAATAACATTAACCTAAGAGTATAATCCGTATCTTGACAACCGTAATGGCAAAGTGGGTCTAATTCCTTTTTATCCCATGGTATCTTATCAAAGGCATCTTGCTTTTCATAATTACCATACTCTGGTAAATACCTTCTTACCATTAACTTTAAGTCATGAGGTTTTTCCTCGTTGAGAACATATTTAGCAAGCATCCCATCTAAACATGTACCTCTGTAGAATATATGATACTTCTGGTTTACCTGGTCGTCAAATTTCCAGTTCCATGCAACCTTAGTTATCTCATAATTCTCAATTACTTCTTCCCCAAATTTCCTTAACATCTTTTTCCAATTCCAACCTGGTGAAGTATAAGCTTTTGTTTCGAAATGGTCTAAAGGGATGGAAGCACCAAACCCAGGCATCCAAGATACAGAGAGAATTGTAGGTTTAAAACTCTTATTATAAATAGGTTCTGCATTCGTTTCATAGTCACAGCAAGCATAACCCGTAGCTTTACAACAAGCAATAAGTTTCTTAAGCTCTTTCTTGTTCTTTATAATATGATACCGTGTTTCCATATTTTAAAATAGAAAAAGGGACATACCCACCTATAGTAGATACATCCCTCATTATTAGTATTTCTCTTGTAAGTCTTCCAGATTAGATGCTAATGCTAACCAGTCTTTTTGATAAGTATGTAATGAGTCTATGGTGTGATACAAATAACCTGGTTTTACTCCAACCTCTTTAGCTACATATTCCATTAGTCTCCATGCAAGGTATACATCATTACCAAAGTGAGTAACAAAGTCCGAACTTCTTTGGTGATAGCAAATGTGTAATACCTTTTCTCCTTTACCATTCTGACGGATAAGGAAGTCATAATACATAGAGCAGGGTATACGTCTACTACCATCATACCAATCGGTATCTAATCCGTCCATATCACCATTGAATATTGGTAATACTGCTTTACGAGTGTCATTATCATCCTTCAGTAATCTTATCAATGGTTTAATAACATGGATGATTCTCTCATTATAGGTATAATCAAATTTACCATTTACCAAGAACTGTTCCCATAAATCTTTTCTTAATTCCCAAGCTTTACCTGGATTAATTATATCAGAGGTATCAATCCTTTCTTGGAACTCAGCATCTGCCCATTCTCTTGAATGAGAGAATACGAATAACCATACCGGGTCTCCCAATGAAGTTAAGCAATATTGTTGGCAAATGAGTTCTTTAGTAATAAAATCCTCATTACCTTCAATGACTTTATTTTGATAGGTCTTTGGTTTTACAAGTTGACCATAACTGTTGAGTTCTCTGCCCATTTCGGACATTAACTCAAAACTGTTAGAATATATCCTCATATTATATAAATATTTAACTGTATGACATTGTAGAATTAACCCAGGTCATATGCCAGTAGAGAAATACAAAATTATCGAAATCCTCTACCTCTTGTAGTAAGAGAGGAATATTCGGTTCCCCTCCGTTCTTTTTAATCTCTAAAACTTGGTAATAGAATTTGTTTACTAATCCTATCCGCTTCTGATTTAAAAATTCCCTAGCTTCCATTGTTGTTCTTTTGTTTTAAAAGTTTCTTCTTATAGGCTTTACGTTGAGAGTAAGAGATTACATTCTCCGGGTATTCTATATCCTCGTATTCAAGAAGTAATTCTTTTGCTTTCATTGATTTATATGTTTCCTCATATAAATCTGGTCGAAGCACTTTAAAACTTCTAAAGAATACCTTGAATGAAGAAAATTCCTTCTCGGTACCATTTTGGAATTTTTTCCATATCTCTTTTATCCTCTTATTCCATGAATTCTCTTCTGCTCCCTTAAGTACCTTCTTCAAGGGTTTATGGGTATGATACATTAGAAGTGTCTCTACATTTCCGTACATCTGAGTCGCGAATAGGTTGATTTGTACTGACTGATCCGGTCCATATACGTACTCTGACATTCGTTGAATTAATAGGAAATCGAATATTAACCTCTTGGTAATTTCTGAAGCCCGAACTACCATTGTAATAACTGGGATGTCCTCCCCGAATCGTTTTGAAAAAGTCGCAGCTATTAAACATTGTTTACCATTATCATGATGATTGTTAAACATATAGGTTATATTGTAATTCTGATTGTACTTATTTCTCAGTACTCTCAGTTTACTACGCAACAAGTCAAGCTTATTAAAATCTATGTAGTTATTCAATAAGCTAGTCCACTTAGTTTCTTTATAATTGAAACATCTACCATAATCAAATTCTGGGTCTACCCAGGCTTTTCGTATTTTTATAAATACGTTATACACTACTGCTACCCCACTATTAGCCATAGCACCTTTCCCAAATAGGATTGGGTCTAATCTTAAAAAACCCTCATTAAGTTTTTCCCATGCTTCCTGTGAAGTAGCAAATTCTAACGAATGGAGGGACTCCTCCGTATTAAGCTGAAGTCCCTCTAATTTATGGTTCCATCCTGACATGCTAGTAATTAGTATTTTGTCTCCATAAATTGAGACGTTGTTTTTTAAAGAATAAACTAAATAATCCACAAGGAGTAAACCCATTCATGGCTAAAAATCCCATATAGAGATAGAATGACTTTACCAAAGATTCCTGAAAATCTATTTCTTTGGTCATCACTTGAGTTTGTTTCCAGGGTCTACATTTAAGGAAGTTCCTTGCTTTATTAAGTTCATATATTACTTCCCATAAATATAGCTTCTCATTTTCATGAGATATCTCGCTCATTTCATGAAAACCTGGGGTATAAGAAACTATCTTATCATATTCTTCTCTATCTTCTCTTGCCCAATCAGTTGGACTTAGTATAGGGTATTTCCTTACACTTCGATGATCTGGGTACTTGATGAGTAGGTTTTTGACTCCAATTGCCATTACCTCAAATAAACTCTTTGCATCTTGGTATTTTAATATATCTTCTGGCAATATATTAGAATATAAAAGCAAAGTAAAGAAGAATCCCAAAGCATCTGCTTGTTCTTCATTTGCATTTGCTAGATGATTTAATACCTGAGTATATTCCTCTGAGGTTAAACAATCATTATTCCATCCATAATCACGATATATAGATACTACTTCATCGGTAGATTCGAATCCTTCAGTTAACTCTTCAATAACTCTACCAATAAAATCCTTTAGAATAACTTGGCTCTTTGGATTATTTATATCTAATGGGTAATCTGGTAGCTTTTCTATGGATTTATACCCAGAGAATTGCTCTATCCCAAGAACATACATTTCTTGTAATATCCGTGCCTCAGTTTCTTCTACCTGAGGCACTTGTTCATTTATATTCCTGATGTCCATGATTATTTACTTCCTGATGAACCAAAACCATTCCCTCCTCTACTTCCCCACATCTGGGATTCAGTATAAAATTCCTCTTGTTGAATCTCTTCTGGCTCAGTGATATATATTGGCACATGAATAAATTGTACCAGCTTCTGGCCAGCCTCAATAACCTGGGCTTCTTGAGAAGTGTTGTATACTCCAATGTGTATCTCTCCAACATAGGGAGAATCTACTATCTCGGCAGTAAAGATTAATCCTTTCTTAGTAGCTATACCAGATTTGTTTGCTGCCATTAGCATAGATGCAGGCGGTTCTAACAAACCTTTGATACCCGATGGGATAAGTATCCTATGCCCAGGTTGTAAAGCTATATGCCTTACGAAATGTTCACTAAAGGGTATATCCAAATCATACCCTCCTGAATCGAACCCATTCTTAGAATGGATATCCTCTGAAGTCAGGTTGGTTGGTACATAAAAATCTAACCCAGCATCATTGGGGTTTGCTCTGTTGGGAGATACTACCTCCCTTACTTTGATAAATCTGAATCTGTTCATAATATATTGCATTTATGTAAAAGTTGTCCAAAGGTTAATTTCTCGGGTCTAGAAACATGTACTCCCAATGAATTACACATTCTGATTACATCGGTAGAACCTTCCATACAAAGGTTAGCAAGTACATCTTCTTGCTTTACAAAATAGTTTGGGTTGTTAAGGTATACCTTGAACATAGCCCATATCATCTCTATTGGTTTCATTATTTAGTACACTCTTTATAAAGTTCTCTAATACGTTTTCTGGGTACTTCGAATTTCTCAACAGTTTTGGTAATAACTTCTTTTTTGTCTTTCCCTTTCCGAATCAAGCCTCGGATGTATTTCTTGATTCCAACCGTGTCTTCTAATACATCCAAATCCTTGTATTGATTCTTCTGTTCTAGCTCTTTCCTTGTGATATTCAAGTTCTGAGATATCTTGAATGCACATAGCTCTGAGTCTCCGCATAGCTTACACTCTTTAGTTGATAGGTCATACCCAATACCGAAGCAAGGGTCTCCATTAGTTCCCAGAGTACTAACATCTATGGGAGTAAGGATATCTTGCTTCGATAAGTCAGGAAGTTGTTTCTTTTTCTTAGCCATTATATATCTTTTTTACGTTTATAAAATGTATATTTCACTGTTATCTTCTATGGGAACATAGGAATAACCGATGTTATTAATAAATAGTTCCCTGAGTTTATATAATTCTTGGTATGAATTTCTATCATGGCTCTCTTGACATACTTTGACTACCATACCATTACTCCAGTACAAACAAAAGAAATGAGTAAAACATTCGGGGGTATTTTGAGAAGTTTCCAAGTTTGATATCCATATCAAATCTCTACAGTTGAATACATGTTTAGGATTATGTACCTCTCCCACAACAAGAGACTTAAACGACTTAAACCATTCTTTAATCTTCTTCATCATAAGTGTAATTAATATGTTTACAATTGGGACAGACCCATTCCTTGAAATGCCATCCCTTAATTTCCAAATCCTTTTTATGAAAACGTTTCTTACATGAATGGCATTGATAGCCATCCTTAGAAAGTATGAAGTCTAAAGCGAGTATTATTATCATAATAACAACCGCTGTAATTAAAATATATTTCTCCATCACTGAAAGCCTTTAATTTTCTTTTTAGTGTTATTAGGTTTCCTTAAAAGTACCCAGCAATAAATACCGGATGCAGAGATTTGGATTATCTTCCAACCATCTGATAATAGAGTAATTAGTTTAGTATCATCCTCATCTCTGATACATATTAGTTTATCATTATTCATAATGCCTATATGCTTATTAATTGTAATCTTCTTTTCCTCCTACGGAGAAAAAGTAAATACTCATAGTACTTCTAGTTAACTCTTAATAAGGCTATGGTTAGGATGTTTCTTCCATAGCTTATCTAACAATATTACTTTCAATTCTTGTCTCTGATAATATTGCTTCCTATGCTTACCATGCCTATCTAAATAAGGGCCAGGATAATGAAGGTCATCCAGGTATACTTTCTTTTTCGATTTATCGGTTCTTACCAAACGACCAAGAAACTGAATAGATTTTTCCTGACTATCCATGCTTGCTGCATTAAGTAAATACCTAAGCTTAGGAAAGTTTTTACCTCGAGCAATGATTGTAGTTGATACCAAGATATCTATTTTGCCTTCCCTAAAATCCATCATTATTTGTTGTCTTAACTTAGAGGGAGTATTAACATGCACATAGGCAATATTATAGGCATCGCCCAGTTTCTTTTTAAAGAACTTATATAGATTTTCACAATGTGCAATATGCTTGCATACTAC